CCAGCCTGACTTTGTTTGGGGTAAAAGCAGAACTAATGTTAGAAACCACAACTTATATGATTCTGTGCGCGGTGCTGGTAATATGCTTCTTACTAATGGCACAACCCAAGAACTTACTGGTGGGGAGTTAACGGGGTTTAATACTGACGGCTTTACGCTTGGCTCTAATGTCTATCAGTTAAATGCATCAGGTGATAGTATGGTTGCATGGAACTGGAAAGCTGGTACAGCCTTTAGCAACGACGCAGGGACTAACGGCGCAACAATTGCAAGCGTGGGGTCGGTGAACCAAGACGCTGGGTTTAGCGTGGTGACTTATACGGGTAACTCAACTAGCGGGGCAACCGTTGCTCATTCGCTTGGGGCAGAGCCTAAAATGGTGATTGTTAAAGCTAGAGGAACGCCGAATGGGATTGCCAGAAGTTGGTTTGTGTATCACGGTGAGTTGGGGGGTACAAAATTTATATACCTTGACCTCACAACCAGAGACCAAACTGGAAGTACTGTTTGGAACAACACAAACCCTTCAAGCACGGTGTTTACTTTAGGCAACGAAAACGCAGTAAACCAATCAACTTACGATTATGTAGCCTACTGCTTTGCCGAAGTAGAAGGGTATAGCAAGATGGGGAAATGGCAAAACAACAATTCGACAGACGGTACGTTTGTTTATTTGGGCTTCCGACCTCGATTCATTCTCCTCAAAAACTATGACAACGCAGAGTCTTGGTATATCTGGGATAGCGTAAGGCAAACATATAACGTTCCCCCACCATCAAACAATTGGTTAAGCCCTAACCTATCTAATTCGGAAGCGGCAAATAGCGCCACTACCGTAGCAATTGATGGGTTATCAAACGGCTTCAAAATCAGGACAACAAACCCTGCAACTGGTGAAATTTCGTTTGGAACACGCAACTACATCTACATGGCCTTTGCCGAGAACCCCTTCAAGAACAGCCTCGCACGATAAGGAAAACATATGTACAAAGTAAACAACAAAACCCTCCCACTCGACCGTGCCTTTACGCTCGGCGACATTCAATACCCAAGCAACTGGTTACGCAGGTCAACAGCTATTGCTCGACTAGCCTTGGGTATTACATGGGAAGCTGAACCAGCGCGTGCTGATGACCGCTTCTATTGGAATGGCGACATTAACAACCCCAAGGCATTGGAAGACCGTGAAGAAGTCGATGAAGAAGGCAACCCCCTGTACGTGCAAGAATGGGATGCTGAAGCCGAGGTCATGACCAATACCAATGAGCGTTTGGTCACCAAGGGCTTGAAGTCCAACTGGATTGCTCAAGTTAAAGCTACTGCTGGTGGTCTGCTGGCTGGTACTGACTGGATGGTTATTCGCAAAGCAGAGCGTGATGTAGCGATTGATGCCGACGTAGTTACTAAACGAGCCGCGATTCTTGCGGAGGCTAACCGACTGGAGCCAGCCATTGCCGCCTGCACAACTGTTGAAGAGTTGATCGCTGTTGTATCTGCCCAGAACTGGGAGTAATCGTTGCTTGCTGAACTCGCTATAGCCAATGCCGCCTTTGGTGTTATTAAACAGACCATTGCCAACGGTGGCGACATTATGGCTGCGGGCCAGCACATCTTTAAGTTCTTCGACTCCAAGTCAGAGATTGCCAAGAAAGCAAACGCAAGCGGCTCAGACTCAGAGGCGTTCTTTGCCCTTGAGCAGATCAAGCAGAACGAAAAAGACCTGCAAGAGATGTTTATATACCAAGGCCGTGCGGGTTTGTGGGACGACTGGCTAAAGTTCCAAGCTGACGCCAAGCGCAAACGGGAGGCAGAGGCAAGAGCGCTCGCACTAGCAAAAGCAAAGCGTAAAGCGAAAATCTGGGCTTGGATTAACGGCGTTCTGATTGTGATCTCAGTCGTTAGTGGGTTGATATTTATCGCTATGGTGGTGTGGGTCATAGCCAACCGGGGCCTTGAGTGAATGCTCTATGTCATATACTTTTTCACCATAGTCAGCGGGCGTAACGTGATTATAGATACCATGCCGGTGCCAAACGAGCCCATGTGTGTAGAGATAGTCAGGATGATTAACAGCCAGCCCAGTGCTGGCGGCAGGCGGGTCAAAGCGGCTTGCTACATAAATGTTAACGGAGCAAAAAATGGATGATCTTATTGGAATGGTTAAGGGCTTCGCGCCCGGTATCGCTACTGCGCTTGGTGGCCCTTTGGCTGGTATGGCAGTTAGTGCGCTTTCTAAACAGCTTGGCGTCAAGGATGAAGTAGATGCCGTGATGAAGGCGATCAACAAAGACCCAGAGGCGGAAGCCAAAATTAAACAACTTGAACATGACAAATTTAAAGCTATTCTTGCAGATAAAAACAGCGCTCGTGAGCGCGAGATGGCTATTGCTGCAAGTGCGAACGCGCCTCTTCTTAATAAAATCGTCACGCCAGCTCTGGCTCTTGGCGTCACAGGCTTATCATTCATTCTGTTCACGGTGCTCATCTTTGTGGAAGTAAAGCCCGAAGCCAAAGACATCCTGATCTACATTCTCGGCGTCCTGTCTGCTGCGGTGACACAGATCCTGTCCTACTACTTCGGTAGCAGCATGGGAAGCAAAGACAAAGGCGATCAGTTGAGGTCCGCTGTGAAGTAATTTGGAGTACTGCTATGTCCGTCTGGCTACCCGTATTGTTTATCTGCTTGTCTACTAACAACTGCGAGTTTTACTCCGGCGACATATCAGTCTCTGTTGAGCAGTGCGCCGCCCAGAACGATAAAGCCGAGACTCTGATAAAGGCCAGCGGCAAGGCACAGGCATACCGAATGGCCTGCATTGAAATCAAACCAAAAGCGAACGATTCATTATGAAACTAACTGCCAACTTCTCCCTCGCAGAAATGACAAAGAGCGACACCGCCCTGCGCCATGACATCGATAACACCCCTGACGCCGAGCAGCTAGAGAACCTGACCATCCTGTGTGAGTGCGTGCTACAGCCTGTGCGCGAGCGCTTCGGCCTGCCTGTTAAAGTCAATTCAGGCTTCCGTAGCGCCGATGTAAATACCAAGGTCGGTGGATCACGGACCTCGGACCATTGCCGTGGTATGGCTGCGGACATCGAGATTCCCGGTCTAGCTAACGCTGAGTTAGCGCAGTGGATTGTGGACAACCTGAGCTTCCGCCAAGTAATCCTTGAGTTTTACACTCCCGGTATTCCAGATTCAGGTTGGGTGCATGTTAGCTACAACCCCGGGGATAACAAGAAGCAGGTGCTTACCGCTACCAAAAAAGACGGTAAAACAGTATACTTAACAGGACTTATTGCCTAAGAGTTCGCCATGCCGCTACAAAAACTATTGCTCAGGCCCGGTGTAAACCGAGAAAACACTCGATATACTTCCGAAGGGGGCTGGTACGATTGCGATAAAATTCGCTTTCGCCAAGGCACGCCCGAAAAAATTGGGGGTTGGACACGATTTTCTGATTCTTCGTTTCTTGGAACATGCCGCTCCCTGCTTAACTGGGTTACGCTAGGATCCCTTAATCTGATTGGTCTAGGTACTAACCTCAAGTACTATGTAGAGCTGGGCGCAACTTTTTACGACATCACGCCTATTCGCGCCACCACTGCCGCAGGTGATGTTACGTTTACTGCCACATCTGGCTCGACTTCCATTACCGTAACTGACGTAGCGCACGGGGCTACTATTAACGATTTCGTTACCTTCAGCGGTGCCGACAGTCTCGGCGGGGCTATTACGGCGGATGTTCTAAATAAAGAATACCAAGTCACAGGCCTTATTGATAACGACAACTACATCATCACGTCTGCTGTAGCAGCTGATGGCTCTGACACAGGTGATGGTGGCTCGTCTACAGTTGGGGCGTATCAGATTACCACGGGTCCAGCGGTTCAAGCCGCTCAGGCCGGATGGGGCGCTAGCTTTTGGGGCTTTGGTCCTTGGGGTATTGGGCAGTCAGCTCTCGACTCGCTGCGTATTTGGAACCACGCCAACTTTGGTGAAGACTTAATCTTCGGCCCACGCAGCGGTGGGATTTACTACTGGGATGCCTCAAATACAGTTAGTAACCGAGGGGTTACGCTCGCCAGCCTGAGCGGCGCATCCGGGGTGCCGACGCTGCAAAACAATATTCTGGTTTCTGATGTTTCTCGTTTTGTCCTTTGTTTTGGGGTGAACCCAATTGGCGAGACTACCTTAGACCCCATGCTGGTTCGTTGGTCGGACCAAGAAGATCCTGCTAACTGGACCCCCACCGCCACTAATCAAGCAGGGGATCTGCGATTATCCATAGGATCTCAAATTGTTACGGCAAGCCAACAACGGCAAGAAATACTGGTTTGGACAGACGCGGCGCTGTATTCTTTACAGTACCTCGGTCCCCCGTTTGTCTGGGGCGCTCAGTCTGTGGGGGAAAACACTTCTATTATTGGCCCTAACGCGGTTGCTACGGCAAACAACATTACTTACTGGATGGGCACAGACAAATTTTATAAATACGATGGTCGCGTGCAAACTCTGCGCTGTGATTTACGGCAATTTATTTTCCAAAATTCCAACCCAGATTTGAATTTAAACCCTGACCAGAAAGAGCAGGTTTTTGCCAGTACGGTTGAGGCCTACAACGAAATATGGTGGTTCTACTGTTCCTCTGTGTCAAATACGCCTAACCGATATGTGGTTTATAACTACGCGGAGGACGTTTGGTATTACGGAACTATGGAACGCACGGCGTGGATCGACAGCGGTGTACGATCTAACCCAGTAGCTACGACGACCTCCGGCTTCTTAATAAACCAAGAGTCCGGCGTGGATGACGGGGAAACAGGCACCCTTCTTCCGATAGAAGCCTTTATCCAGTCCGCTGAGTTTGATTTAAACGACGGGCACAACATGAGTTTTGTGTGGCGACTGCTTCCTGATTTGACCTTCCGGGGATCGACTGCGGCAAGTCCTACGGCCAGCTTTACACTTACGCCGCTAAAGAACTCTGGCTCGGGGTACACGGACCCCGCATCAGTGGGCGGGGACAATGCAGCGGACGTTGTACGTACAGCGACGGTCCCCGTTGAGCAGTTTACGGGGCAGATTTATACCCGGGTTCGTGGTCGGCAGTTGGCGATTAAGGTTTCCTCTGATGGGCTGGGAACTACATGGCAGCTTGGTGCCCCACGTATTGACATCCGTCCGGATGGGCGTCGATAATGGCTAACGTTATTACGGCAAACGACGACCTCAACAGGGTCGCTGCGCCGCGCTTACCTACGGCTACCCAGCAGTACGAACGCCAGTATCAGGATCAGTACAACAACATTCTGCGCCTGTATTTCAACCAAATAGATAACATTCTGGGGCAGTTAGACTGGAATAAACCGGTTGACTACCTTGACTTCAATACTACGGCCCCCGATGTCCCTCACGCGCATCAGGCAGGCCGAGTAAGCTGGGACGTTCCTGACGCCTGTCTCGAAATAGACCTAGCGTACGGAGTCGTACAGCAAGTAGGGCAGGAAATATACGCCCGGGTTCAGAACGTAACAGGGGTGACTATCCCTAACGGCACGGTTGTTGGGTTTGCCGGAGCGACGGATGACGCTCTACAGGTAGCGCCTTATATTGCTGACGGTTCGCAGCCCTCGTTGTATATTTTGGGTGTCATGACCCATGATCTGCCAGATTCTGGAGAAAAAGGCTACTGCACGACGTTTGGCTTTGTGCGTGACGTAAACACCAGCGCGTTTACCCAAGGGGATCTTCTGTATGCGTCCCCCAGCGTAGCCGGGGCATTTACAAACATCAAGCCGACGGCACCTAATAATGTCGTGGCGGTTGCGGCGGTTATAAAGGTCGGAACTACCGATGGTATTATCTTTGTGCGTCCAACCATTACGGCGCAGAAGTACTACGGAACTTTCGCCCGCACAACCAACTACGCCCCTGCAGTTGCTAATACGGCCTATGCTATTCCTTTTGACTCGACTATTATCGCCAACGGCATATCTGTTGGGACACCTACTTCACGCATAGTAGTGGCAGACTCGGGTTTTTACAGCGTTGCGTGTACTTTGCAGTACTCCAGCAGCAACGCATCGGCTAAAAACGCATACGTATGGCTCCGCAAAAACGGTACAGATGTTCCTCAATCTTCTCGGTTGGTGTCAGTGGACACTAACGGCGGTTATCGTCTTGGGGTTGTGAACGAATCAATCTCGCTACTTGCGGGCGACTATATTGAGATTATGGTTGCGGTTACAAATACTGCACTTACTCTGGCGGCGGTTGGTGCCACCGCGTTTGCTCCCGGGTCTCCTGCCGCTAACCTGACCATTCAGCAGATTCAGGAATGAGCCCTATACCACAGCCTAATAATTTTGTAAAATACTGACATATTGGATCGAGGACATAAAGATGGCAACAGCACCTAAAGCAGCAGGGATCATGGACCTCCCCGAAAACGAGGACATGAATCAGCCCCCACAGCTTTCCCCTATGGAGTCATATGACGCCGTCACAACGGCGTTGAACACTGCCAGCCCTGACGCTGCTTCTCAGTACGAGCAGACGATGAACATGTCGCTGCCCCCGGAACTGATGGAAATGTCCGCGGAAGAGATCAGCCAGATCTTGCAGCTGTTCCAGTATCTCCAAGAGAATCCCGAAGAATACCCCGCCGCCATTGCTGACCTTGTTGAAGAGGGTGTTATTGAAGCAGGCGACCTGCCCCCAGAGTACGACGAGGAAGTGCTGGCTACAGTAAATGCCTTGTTGATGCAAGCTCTAAGAACAAAGCAGGGCGGTATGCCCCAGCAGCCTCAGGGCTTTGCCATGGGCGGTATTGCTGATGCTGCACGCATTGTTGCAAATCAGGGCCGTGGTCAAGATACTATGCTGGCGCACATTACGCCAGAAGAAGCTCAATTGCTCCGCAGCCGGGGCGGCATGGGCACTATCAACCCGATGACGGGCTTGCGTGAATACGGCTGGTTTAAAAAGACATTTGGTTTCTCCAGCAAGAAAATTCCCGGCGTCGGCGCCATAAAAAAAATCGCCGCTCCTCTTGTCAGCGCAGCTAAGAAAATTGTTGCCAGCCCTATTGGCCGGATTGTTGCTACCGTTGCGTTGACCGCGTTCCTCGGACCAGCAGGGGCTGCAATGGGAGGTGGATTCTTTGGCGCAGCTGCTGCGGCGGGCGTGGCGGGCACAAGTATTGGCTTACTGTCTGGGCAGAGCCTTAAAGATAGTTTAATTAGTGGTGCTACAGCATACTTTGGCGCTCCCGGCGGTCCGGTGGCTAACTTCGTTGGGCAGGCTGGAATTACCAGCATAGCGGGCCAAGCGGCGGCGGCCAGCGGACTTATTGGCACTGCTGCCTCTTTGGCAACAGGAAAGAACCTCAAAGAGTCTATTAGAAGTGGTTTGACGCAAGCCGCTATCGGTGGAGGCTCTGCGATAGTTAGTAACTATATGGCGCAGGCCGACGGCTCTAAGAGCCTCATGGATGCTGTTAACCAAGACGCTCCAGTTTTGACCCCTGAAGGTGTTTTGAAAGGGGATACAGCGCCAACGGAAAATAAAAATATTGACAGCAACTATGGGGAAGCCGCGCCCGTAATAGGTAGTGGTGAGGGAGTCCAGCCCCAACAGGCGCCCCTGACTGACGCCGACTACCGGGCTCTAAATCGAAACTACTACGACCAAGTTAATGGGGTCAAAGCCTTACCGGGCGTGGATGGGCTGGGATCAGCTCCAACCAGTAACGTCATGGACCCCGCAATTGCAGCACGTGCAGCACGAGGTGATATGTTTGCGAGCGCCAACACAGCCCCCGCTGGTGCATACCAACCTCCCGGAATATTTGATTCAGCCAAGCGCATGGGCTCGGGGATCATGGACATTGGACAAGGCAATTTTGAACAGGGCTTTAAGGATCTTACTGGCGGCGCTGGCGACTTGTTTATGCCATCGGGCCCCACCGATGCTCAAATAATAGATTCTCCTGAATATGCCAAGCTAAGTAAGGCAATTGGAGGCAAGGCTGCGCTTGAGCGACTTTCAACGCAAATGTCCCCCGGCATAATCCGTACCTATGGTCCCGGCGTTGCCGCGGGCCTTGGCGCTACGGCCATGATGGGTGGATTTGAGCCCCCAGAGACGCCTGACTCTCAGATGAAGCAGGACATGTACGGGACTCCGGGCCTTGATCGGATCAACGCGGACCCCAACAAGTACATCATTCAAAACCTCCCCGGTGTTAACTACACTGAGCAGGGAAATATTGCTGGGTCAGGAAATTGGGCTCCGGGCCAAACACTGGATGATATTAGAGTCAGTGGTAATACAACTTCTGGCAGAAACCTACGGGGCAACATATATACCCCTCCAATGTATTCGCCTACAGGGTCTGGAGGCGGGGGTATCGCACAGCCGTACAATCAAAGGAACATGTACGATTTCATGCCAAGGTACGCGGCTCAGGGCGGCATGATGAGTGGTGGTATTGCAAACTTGGCCGGAGGTGGGTATCCTCGACGTACTGGTCAAATAGAAGGTCCGGGGACCGAGAAGTCTGATTCAATCCCTGCAATGTTGTCTGACGGCGAGTTTGTTATGACAGCGGGCGCTGTCCGCGGCGCTGGGAATGGCAGCCGCAGAGCAGGCGCAAAGAAAATGTATGCTTTGATGCATCAACTTGAACAAAACGCAGCACGGGGTTAATCATGGCAGAAGTAACAGAACAGATAGTCCGGGAAGCCCCGGAGATTGAGGCCTATAAATTAGGCCTTTTAAAGTCAGCTCAAGCACTACAGGCTCCAACCCTGCCCGACTACCAAGTGCAGGGCATGTCGCAAAGGCAGATAGATGCATTAACCACAGGCGAAGCAGGCATTGGGGCCTACGCCCCATTCCTCACAGCTGGATCGACCGCCCTAACAAGCGGGCAGGCAGCAGTCGGGGAAGCCGCGGACATTATGCGCGGCGCGGACACTCGGGAACAATTTGTTGCGGCCCAACAAGCAGCTAACGATGCTGCCGCGGGTACTTTGGCGCAGGCAGCGCCAATTGGCGAAAGCCAGATCAGCCAGTACATGAACCCCTTTACCAACCTTGCCTTGCAGCAACAGTTGGATGAAATGGGCCGTCAAGGGCAGATCCAGCAGCAGGGTTTAAACGCGCAGGCTGTCCGCTCTGGCGCATTTGGCGGGTCACGCCAAGGTATTGCACAGCAAGAGCTGAACCGCAACTTGATGCAGACCCAAAACCAAGCTATTGCCAACGCTATGCAGGGCAACTATGGACAAGCCTTGGCTGCCGCTCAGCAACAACAGCAAGCCGGAATGGCAGGCTACGGCCAACTGGCTAACATTGGCCAAGGTATTGGATCTTTGGCAAACCAGCAGTTTGGTGTTGGCCAAGGCATGGCGCAAGGTATTGCTGGTCTGGGCACACAACTGGGCAACATTGGTGTACAGCAGGCTGCTTTGGGTGCACAGGAACAGCAACTGGGCCAAAACGATGTCAACTTCTTGTACAACCTTGGTTCTGCAGAGCAGCGCCAAGATCAAGCAGAGCTGGATGCGCTTCGTGCCTCCAAGATGCAAACAGCGCTTCAGCCGCAACAGCAACTGGCATTTGTGTCCGACATTTACAAAGGTGCGCCGTCTTCGCAGATGTCGGTCAGCCAGCAGCAACAGCCCGTACCCAGCCCATTCCAGCAAATTGCAGGTTTGGCAACAGGCACGGTGGGCACGCTCGCCGCAGGGAAAACTGCTGGAATATTTTAAGGAAAAGACATGAAAGACGACATCCTACAGCGGGCTATGTTTGCCATGCCTTTATCAAAAGAGGCAAAAAACAGCGGCATCATGTCCGGTTTTGAGGACGACATTAATGACACGGATGACGAGGATGAGATGACTCCCATGGAGCGTACTCCCCAGAATCCTGAGATCATGATGAACACTCTGCGCGGCGACATGCGGTCTACCGATGCGCGGTACATGGAGCTTGCTCAGATGGTTGGCGAAGAAGCCGCCATGGAAACACCCCCCGAAGTTCTTGCCATGTTGCAACAGCACTTTGCTATGACGCAGCAGCCTCAGGGTGGTATCGGTGCTTTACCTCAGGGCGGCGAGATGATGCCTCCTCCAATGCCCGGACAAGATCCGATGGCAATGCCCGGACAAGATCCGATGGCAATGCAGGGAGCGCCAATGCCCATGGACCAAGGACCAATGATGCCTCCCGGGGGTGAGGGAATGCCCGGCCCTTTCCCGCAGGGCGGGGCTGAACAAGCTCCGCCAACCCCTGATGGCATGCCCCCGCAGCAGTTTGCTATTGGAGGGATTGCGCAGGGCATAGCCCGTGGCGCTCAAATGCTTGGTCCCCGTATTGCACAGGGCGCACAGTCAGCAAACGCTGCTTTGGGCCGTATGTTCATGAATCCCCGTGTATCGCAGCCTTTTTTAGAGAATGTTCGGGGTGCGGGCGGTCGATACACTAAAGAGCAGGTTGCCCGTGGCGGTGACTTAATGTATCCAACGCTGACGCAAGGCTTGAACCAAGGTTTAAACCAGTTGGCCGCGCAGTACCCTAAGGCAGGGCCTGTTCTATCAAGCGCTGCAGCAATGCTGGCGGGTTTAGACGGCGGACCCGAAGCTGAGCCGGATCGCACTGGTCGCCAAGCTATCGGCTATGAAGTGCCTATGATGGCTCCTGCCAGCGGAGCTGGTGGCGGTCGCGGTTTTATTGATGAGCGGTACTACGAGAATGTTCCCGGCATGAGCCGCGGAGAGGCGGCAACAGAGGCAGCGGCGGCGACAGAGGCAGCGGCAGCGGCGGCAGCAGAGGCAGCGGCGGAAGAGCAGAGCGGTTATGACTTACCCCCCGCAGGAAATGACCCTAATGAGGCCCCTTATAAAGGAGAGGGCCTTAGTGCTGCTGAAGACCTAGCTAAGGTAACAGGCGTGCCGCCTAAAAAACTTAGCAAGATAGATCGAATCCGCGCATCACGAGATGAGTACGCTCCGCTGTTCCAAGAGTTAATGGGCGACAACAAAGCAGACATGAAGACCAACGCACTGCTGATGCTCGCAGACGCGGGCTTTAAGTTTGCAGGAGCCACTGAGCCCACAATGGCAATGTCTCTGGCTAAATCCGCAGAGGGTATTCCAAAGGGCTTTGCCGCCTTGATCGCACAGGCTAAGGACCGCAAGCTGAAGTTGGATTCCGCCGCCCTGACTCAGGCCATTACAGATGTTAACGCTCAAGATACCTTTGCTAAACAGCAGCAGATGGAGATCCTTAAAGGGGATTACAGGTTACTTGCGGCACAAGCAAAACAAAAGGGCGATAAGGTTTCTGATGTAGGCCTTGGTGGACGTATTATTGAGGATAAGAACGGCAGCTTCCTAGGCTTCTCTATTGCCGAAAACGACCCAAGTGTTCGCAGCGCCATTAACAGTGCTTACACACTTCGTGACACAGACAATCCGTTTGTTGAAAACTTGGGCGAGGCACCTACTACTGTTGAGACAGACAAGGGCGAGCGCATTAAGTTGGGCACCGGCTTGCGGTCTATTGACAATGCGCTTTCACAGCTGAACTCAATGAAGCGGGACTTCACCGAGCTGTACAGCCCCGGCACATGGGTCTCGTCTCAGGTCAACAACATATTGGTGCCTGTCACTGGCGGCCTTATTCGGCCTGATGTTGATCAGGCAAAAGCCGCGACTTCTGTCAGCACTAAGTTGAACCGCATCCAAAAGGCCATTGCCTCTGCTAACGACACTGGTCGCGTAGCAGTGCAGGAGCAGGAGTGGGTACGTAATACAACTGAGGGCATCAATGACCCAGAGGCATTCTTTACCAACAAAGAACTTGCCGCTGCCCAACTCAACGCGTTGGAAACAGAGCTGCGTAATTCTCGCCAGCAGATTCTTACCCAGTTGGGATACGAGAAAAACAACTTCGTCATGAACACGCCGAATACAGGCACACAAAGTGACCCGTTTGTTATTGGATCGGACCCAGATGCGCAACGCCGCATGTATACTTTCTTACAGGGAACCGTAGGCAAAGCGCAGGATCCAAATGCCGCAGTATATTTGAAGATGCCCAACGGCAGCGTTCAAGCATTTACAGCAGGTCAACTTCGGGGCATGAACCTTAAATGAGCACAATCACCAATATCAACGGCGAAGTAGTCGACATGATGACCGGCGAGGTCGTCGGTCGATCCAAAGACGCGGTAATGGAGAAAGACCCGCGGTCCGCGGCTGGCGCTGATCAAGCGTTTACCAGCACGGATGACGCCGTAGGTGGTTTAATTAACAATACGACATGGGGCATGCAAAGCGCTCTTTTTGCAATTCCTGATGCAGCAACGCTGGGTATCGGCAAAGCCTTGGGAATGAAGGAGGATCAAGTCCAAACCTTGGGCAAGCTCTTTAACAAACTGCAGGTGGGTATCGGGGGCGATAAGATCCGAGCACCTAAGAACGAGGCCGAGCGTTATGCCCGAGCTATTGGCGAAGGCATTGGAGCTAACCTCCCGTTTACAGGCATATTGGCATGGGCGGCGAACAAGGCACCAATGGTCCGCACGGCCACCCCTAGCCAAGGCCTGATCAAGAACATTGCAAACGAAGCGGTTGATTTTGTTAAACGCAATCCCCGGGGGGCCGTTGCCTTGGACGTGGCATTTGGTGCGGGATATGAGGGTCTTCGCCAAGCGGTTGAAGAGAACGTGGATGACAGCAATGAGATGAAGTCCGTGTACAAAGAGCTGCTCCCGGCGGCTGCTTTTATCGGCGGCCCACTTGCGCTTAGCCAGCTACCCTCTGTCAAGCTGGGAACCGCCGCAGGCAAAAAACTCAAGGGCTTGTTTGACGGGATGGGGGACGTTGAGAAAGATGTTTTAGGCGAACTTGGGGGTGCCTATAATCTTCCCGGCGTGAAAATCTTGCCGAAGATGTTCATCCAAAATGCTGAAAAGAAACTGGAACAGGTGTTTGGTCCTATCGCGCAGAGCAAGGAAGCACAAGAAGCATTAGCCTCGTTAAAAGCGGCCCTTGAAGACCCCCGGGTTGCCGAAGCAGGGTTTGTGTTTGATGCGGCGGAATCAACTATGTTTACCCCGTTGGTACAGCGCAAACTTGAGCTGCTCAAGGACCTTGGGCCAAAGGAATTAGATGCAATAAAGGTTAGAATTAACGAAAACCAGACGAAATTACAGGACTTATTTGATAGTTTCTCCCCAGAAGCTCGCACCCCGATTGTTGAAGCATTCCAAAAGGTTCAGGGAGATCGCCAAGGGTTCTTTGAATCTATGCTGCGCGAGCAGGCGGACCTCACTGAGGCGGAGATTCTTGCATTGTCCGAGCGCCTTGGGCCACAGAATATTGATGCACTGAACGATGAACTGCGTGGTGTGCTGATGGCCGGGATGGAGATGAACGCTGACATGCGTAAGAATGTTCTTAGCCGCATGGGCCTGCGTCAAGCTATTTCTCCAGAAGGTCTGCCAATGCCTACGCGGGAAGACGGCAAGTCTTTGTTTGAAGCGCAGGACATGGAAGAGGCAGCTGTAAAGCTGATCGAGAAGTACCGCATTGAACGCCCCTCCGCACGCAGCCAAGTCCCAGAGCCTATCCGCATACTGGAGCGCTTTGTTAAATCCCAGCAAACAGCGCGGGAATCCATGCAGGCTCGCATGGAGCGGGACCTTACTGATGAGTCAATTCGTGACCAAATAGCAGGCCTTGATCCCGATGTCCAAGCCAGTGTTCGCCAAACAGTTTCGGAAATAATGGAAGGTAAGGCAGCAAAGGGCCGAAAGCGCGGAGTCTCTCTAAGCGATATTGCCCAGTCCGCGGGGCGTGACAAAGAGGGGAACATTTCGATCCCCACAGGTATCCCCGGAAAGCGGGTCGTGGTCAACCCAGAGCAGATAAAACGAGATGCGGAGCTTATAGCCCAAGATTCTACAAAGATCGACATCAACGTCCCTGAAGCACTGGACTACTTAACCGCTGCACAGCGTTTCCGCAACGATTCTGTAAGCGGGTATAACGCTGCCATGATGAAGGGCCGCACGCGACTGACCGATGCCCAGAAGATTGTGGATACGGGCGACACCGTGTTTAAGGACATCGAAAAGCTGATCATGGACCACGTGCCAAAGGTCAAGCGCGAGTACGAGGGCATGAAAATGGTCCTCGACGATTACAAAGCAGGCTACGAAAAAGCGTTGCCCCTGCTGTTGTCAAGCACAAAGCGCGGCGGACAAGAGTATCTCTTGCCAAACGAATCCCTAATGCAAACAGCGTTTAGTAACGCGGACAATCTGCGTCAACTGCGTGTGACCTTAGGTGGCGGGGAGCAAGCAGACAGCTTGATGACACGTGGTGCCATTGACTGGCTGTCTCGCAAACCTATCTTTGACAAGAACGGGCTTGTTGATCCAAAGAAAATTCGTTCTATTTTGGACAAGAACAAAGGCATTGTCGATGCGCTGCCGGAAAATATCCGCACTAAGCTGACAGCCGAAGTAGGCTTTGCAGATGACTACGCCCGTCGCATCGCCGAGATTGATCAGCGCCGTATGGCGGCAAAGGACAGCGAGCTGGATAACTTGCTTGCAAAGGCCTCTCGGGAAGACGCCGATCCGGCCCAATCAATTGCCATGGCGATTAAGGATCCTGCGGCAATGCGCAAGCTGGTTGATCAAGCGGGGAAAGATCCCGAAATGCTTGCTGCCTTGCGCCGTGCGGTGTTTCAAACAGCTACAGATGGTGCGAAGCAGGGCGGCCTACTGTCCTCTTTTATTCAAGCAAACGAAAAGAGCTTGAAGGTGCTGTTCAAAAACAGTAAACATCTAGAGGATTTAAAAACGCTTGCTGAGCTGCAGCGCCGCGTAAATGCTTTTGCAGGGGTGACTGGGCAGATCCCAGAATTCAACTCTCTGGATGAGAACCTTAAAAAGGTGTTTGGATCAGGCCTGCAGTACATAACTACAACCGCCCGCGAAGCCGCCGTAGGTCGCATTCGCCCTGAAACAGGGGCCCTAGCGCTTTTGATTCGCATGGCGGGTGGGTTAGAAAACCGAGTTTACAATAGCATTTTTGTGAAGGCGCTGGAGGATCCAACCTTTGCTTCTCGAATTTCCAGCATAGGTACGCCAGAGCAGGCCGCCAAGGCTGCCGCTGAGCTGACTAAAGTCGGTGTACCGCGGTCCTTTTTCCAGCAGCTGGTGACCGCTCCCGGCGCTTCACGCGCCGCGGCCCAAGAGCTGCGAGAACTGGCACTAGAAGACGAGACGGCGTCCACTGGGGTAAACCCTAATTTACCTGTAATGGGAGCGGCTAGGCAGATGCTTCGTAATCTGCCCCCGGCTCCCCCAAGCCGTGGTATGCCGCAACCCCAACAGGGTCCTAACTTGCGTGCCCCATCTTTCCAACCCCCCGCAAGGCCTGCGAGTAACGTGGGCTTGATGTACCCCACGCTGTTCCCTAACGATCCAATTAGCGCAATGTTGCAACAACGACAAGCAGGATTAACACAATGACAAAAGAAGTATGGGACAAGAAGCGCCCCAAGTCCGTAGGCAAGCCAAAGGCTTTGACCCCCGCAAAGAAAGCAGCCGCAAAAGCGGCTGCTAAGAAGGCTGGGCGACCCTATCCAAACCTAGTGGACAACATGCGGGCTGCCCGCAAAAAGTGAGTTACCGTCGCTTCTTCAAGGGGTTTCTCCACCCTTGGCGGTAATTAGCTCTGGTGGCTGGTCCACCAGAGCCTTTTTTGCTTTCTCAAAAGCATCTACACGACGCCACCACTTGTCGATGTAGCCGTCAAACTCCCGGCCACACGTCGTGAATTCCTGCACTTGTCCGTCTTGTGCGACCATCATGATTACGCCCTGCCGTATCTTGGTCCCGTGAACCTCGTTGTGTGCCGCAGCATACGCGGCCAGCTGTACAAAGTAGTCTTCAATCCACTCCCGACGCTTCATTTTGTTCGTCTGCTTAAAGTCGATGATGGATTCATTGTTCTTGTACACGCCTACGCAGTCTGAGGTGCCCGCGTAGCGCTTTGGATAGTACAAGGGTATCTCTGCCCCCCAAACCTCCTGAACGCTTGGGAAGAAGTGTTCTATGAGCTGGTAGCCCATGCGGTAGCCCTTGACCGCGAGCCATGTGCGAGGAGCAGGCAGATCACGGTTCAACAGCAGGCGTTCAACGACGTTGTGCATGTGCGTACCAACCGTGGCGGCTTCGTTCTTAATACGGTCCGCTTCTGCCTCACCAACCCTCGCGGCCCACGCATCAAGGTGGGACTTGTCTTTGGTATCTGACAGAACATTGGTGACGCTGGGCAGGGGGGCTGTATCTACAATGTAGACACGCCCGTCCTCCCGATCCTCACGTTTTAGGCGTTCGTAGACGTACTTTTTACGAATAGGTATAAGCTGCATCAGACGATCCAATCTTTTAGTTTCTCGCCCAGCACTTCGCTGGCGATGTTGATTTTGTTGCGTAGGGCTTTGACAATGTGCTCGTCCACAGTCCCCACAGTAATGAAGTCCACATAGGTAACCTTGCTGGTCTGGCCGATACGGTGAGCACGGTCCTCTGACTGCAGGCGTACCTCCAAGTCAAAGCTGTTGCTGTAATACACAACCAAGTTGGCTGCAGTTAGGGTTAACCCGTAGCCACCAGTGCGGGGGTTACCCACAAAGAAACGTAGATCGCTTTCAGGGTCCTGAAACTTCTCCACAATCTCTTGGCGCTCCTCTGCTTCTGTGTCCCCGTAGTACGTTGCAACGCTGGTCATGCCGTATTCTTTTGCTAGTGCAATGCGGATGTTTTCAATGTCCCGCCGGTAGTTGGCCCAGATAATTACCTTGCCCTGCGTCTCCGCAACTGTTGACAACAACTCCCCTATGCGGTTGCTTGGAATGTCTAACTGCTGGCCGTCGTCGGTCTTGACATGTCCGCAAACAATTTGATGCAGGCGCATTAACTGCGTTAGCGCATTGTTGGTGGTCATCAGCCCGCCCTCAACTTCTGCCAACGCCATCAGCTTCATCTGATCGTATGCTTTGCGTTGCTCTGCGGTAAGCTCGATCTCACGGCGCGTGTAAACTTTGTCTGGCAAGTCCAAGCACTCTTCCTTAGTCACGCGGAACGAGAAATCATTTAGCTTATGCTGCAGCTCATCCAGTCTGCGGTAGCCAACAATCTGCTTGAATGTGTGCGTAGACATCTTGCGCTCAACAAGGATCGCGTACCGCGCTTGGAATGCGTAGTAGCTGTAAACGTTTAAGCAATCAGGGCTTAGGAATTCGCATTGCGAGTACAGATCAAGCGGGCTCTTTGTCACAGGCGAACCCGTTGCAATCCGCTTGTAGACTGCGTCTTTGCCTACCTTGATGATATTCTTTGTGCGCTTCGCCGTAGGCGTTTTGATCGTCGTGCTTTCATCAATCGACATGAACGAGTTTGTTACACGCAAAAACGTGCGTGCATACGTCATGCCTTTTTCTGTGCTAAACGCTTCGATGTTCATGATCAAGATGCGCAGCTCATCAACGCAGTTCCACATCTCCTCCATCTCTTGGCGTTCTGCCTTGCGTGGGGACGGGGACCAGCACGCCATCTTGTACGACACATGATCCGGCATATGCTTGGGTATCTCGGACTTGTACCAGTTACGGTACACGCCTTTAGGTGCAACGATCAGCATAGAGTTGATCTTGCCTTTGTCGTACAGCATAGCTGCGTTGTTGATGAGCATGAAGCTCTTTCCAGTGCCCATGTCAGCAAGTAACGCAACGTGCGGATCCTCCCAGAAACGCTGTAAATACGCGGCTTGGTGGACAAACGGTTTGTTCTTAAACGGGTACTTCTCTAGAAACCAATCCATGACTTTCTTCCTTTCTTTAAAAAAACCTGTTGACAGGCCGAAAAATTATTGTACACTACGTTTTCGTTTTGAAGAAAGGATAACTTAACGTGCCAAATGTTTATGTAGTACAAGAGATGCCAAACCACGACATTGCTTCGGCGATGAAGTTTGGTGAGTTAAGGGTGCTTCTGCCCTCTAACACTCAAATTGCTTTTTCAACAGCCCCTGCGGTTCGGACTCTGCGCCGCAAACTTAGGGAATATACTGATGAAGATTACTTGCTTTTGACTGGTGACCCTGTTGCAATTGGGTTAGTATGTGCAATCGCAGCAGCCTATAACGGTGGTCGGTACACGGCCTTGAAGTGGGACCGCCGCGAGAGGATGTATATACCCGTTAAACTAAACGTAACCGAGAATGGAGAAAGAGATGACTTCTAAAATACAAGACATTTTTGAAGAGGACGCAGGCGCTCTGCAGATTAAGAACGAAGACCTGTCTTCTGTTGGCAAACTTGCTAAGCGTGCCAAGGAGCTGGACAACGAGATCAAAGAGCTAGAGAGCGTAGTGTCCGAGCGCAAAGATCAACAGCGCAAGTTGTTGGAAGAAACAATCCCAGCTATGCTTGCTGAGCTGGGTATGACTTCATTCAAAATGGGCGATGGCTCACAGATTGATGTCAAGCCCTTTTACAGCGCTAGCATCAAAGAAGAAAACCGTGCGGAAGCCTACGAGTGGCTGCGCAATAACGGTTTCGATGACATCATTAAGAACACCGTCAGCGTTCGGTTTGGTCGCGGTGAAGACCAACTGTGCGATGGCTTACTAGTCCAATTGCGTGAGCAAAACTATCCAGTTGAGCAAGCGCAAAAGGTGGAATCCCAAACCTTAAAGGCTTGGGTCCGTGAAATGGTAGAGCGCGGAGGCGAGTTCCCTACCAAGCTGTTTGGCGCATACGTGGGTCAAAAAGCAACAATCAAATCAGCATAAAGGAAAACGAAAATGGCTACGAAAAATGAAGTTGCAGTTAAATCTGAAAACGCAATGGTATTAGCAGGTGACTTTGAGGCGGACGCTTCAGGTGGTTTTGAGAGCATGCAGCAGGACGACTTTGCCCTGCCGTTCCTGCGCTTGTTGACCAACGTGTCCCCTGAGATCGGTGAGATTGACGGCGCGATGCCCGGCATGATCCTTAACTCTGTGACCAACCAATTGTTTGACGGCAAGAAAGGCGTGACTGTTATCCCATGCGCTTACGTTCGTCAATACATTGAATGGGCACCGCGTGGTAGCGGATCAGGCGCACCGTTGGCTATCTACCCGGCCACGTCCGACATCCTAAGCCGCACGCACCGCGAACCGGGCGACAACAAAGACTACTTGGACAATGGCAATTACATTGAGAACACGGCGAACCATTACGTCATGATCATCAATGATGATGGCATCCCCGAGGCAGCTTTGATTGTCATGAAGTCAACGCAGTTGAAGAAGTCCCGCAAGTGGAACAGCATGATGATGTCCACAAAGATGATGGGCAAGAATGGTCCTTACACTCCCCCCATGTATTCGCAGGTATACCGCCTGACGACGCAGGGCGAGTCGAACGACAAGGGCAAGTGGTTTGGCTGGGAGATCGAGCGCATCGGCCCAATCGAAGACATGAATGTCTACCACGCAGCAAAGGCGTTTGCTCTGCAGATCGGTGCAGGCGATGTCAAGGTGAAGCATGAGGGCGATGTGCCTACAGCAGGGAACGTTGCAGACGCGCCGTTCTAATTAATGGGGACGCCTGAACAGGCGTCCCCTTCTATATAGAGAGTATTGATGACCGATCAACTAAAAAGATTCCAAGCGATATTCAAGGGCTTGGATATTGCCTATGGCACATATGTAATTAAGTCGGAGCGCAATGATGGAAAGCAAGCAGGGAAAGCCACGGTGGTTAGAAAACCGCCGACCGATGACCTTTGGGAGAAGCATCTTGGCGGTGTTGAGCCTTCCCTTGGAATTATTCCTATACGTGCTGATAATAGTTGTATATGGGGCTGTATTGACATCGACCAATATCCTCTGGACCATAAGGGTCTGGTGGAAAAAGTTAGTCAACTAAAACTTCCACTGGTTGTATGCCGCAGTAAATCTGGCGGTGCGCACGTCTTTCTTTTTACGAAAGAACCGATACCCGCTGCGGAGATGCAGGAGTATCTGAAGAATGCGGCTGCTCTGCTCGGAGAAGCTGGGCGCGAAATATTTCCAAAGCAATCTGAAATTCTTGTTGACCGTGGCGACACGGGAAACTTTTTGAACCTGCCATACTTTGGCGGGGATGCAGGGACACGCTATGCCTTCCACCCCAATGGCGAATCCGCCAGCCTCGAAGAATTCTTTCAGCTCTACGACGAGAACGTCCAAGAGCTACCAGTTAAAATCCCGGAACCTCCAGCACAAGCGGAAAGTCCCATTAAAGATGGTCCGCCTTGCTTGCAGGCTCTTTGTGCTCAAGGGTTTCCCGAGGGGACTCGCAACAATGGACTATTCAACATTGGTGTCTACCTTAAAAAAGCACACCCCGATGACTGGGAAGATAAGATGGTGGAATACAACTTCAAGTACGTGTCGCCGCCTCTCCCGAATAACGAAGTTCAAGTGGTCCTAAAGCAGGCCGGGAAAAAAGATTACCAGTACAAGTGCAAAGATGTACCGCTCAATGCTTTCTGTAATAGCGGTCTGTGCCGCACGCGCAAGCATGGTATCGGATCTAACGGTCCTGATGCGCCGCAAATGTCTTCTCTGTCTAAGTATGCAAGCGAGCCGCCGCTGTGGTTCCTTGATGTAAATGGACGCCGCGTAGAACTGGATACAGATAGCTTGTACAACCAGATGGCTTTTCAAAAAGCATGCATGGAGAAGCTCAACCTTGTGCCTCCGACCCTGCGTAAACAGGATTGGGAACAACTGCTTAACGCGCTACTGAAAGAAATGGTAGAGACGCAAGCAATCACCGAGGCGAGCGAAGACACAAGCATCACGGGCCGCTTTACCGATCTTCTAGAAGAGTTCACCACGCACATGCAACAGGCACTCGACCGAGAAGAAGTGATCATGGGCCGACCATGGCGTGATGATGATGAAGCTAAGACGTACTTCCGGATCAAGGATCTAGAGGGCCACTTAAAGCGCAACTCCTTCCTTGGGCTTAGCGCACCTAAGATGGCTCAGCGCCTGCGTGACATGGGCGGCGAACCAATCTCTATGTTTATTAAGGGCAGGACAATCCGCTGCTGGCGCATACCGAGCTTTGATAAACAGGACTCGCCGTTTGAATCGCAGACTAAGCGATCTACTGAAGCACCGTTCTAGGAGAATTACTGATGCTAAAAATTGATGGACACGACAACGCGATCCTTGGCCCAGCGCTGGTCTGGGGCGGCAATGGCCGCACCGATGTTCTGGTCTACGACGGCGAAATTATTCGCAATAACCTGATGGACGAGGGCATGGGCATAGATGAGGCTCGTGAGTACATTGAATTCAACATCGAGGGCGCATATGTCGGAGAAGACACGCCTGTGATTGTTTGGACATTGGACATTTGGGATGAGTAATGTCAACAAAATCTTCGGCCCTCCCGGGGCCGGGAAAACCACATACCTGCTCAACGTAGTTGACAAGGAGCTGGGTGATGGCGTTGCCTCAGAAAGAATAGGGTATTTTTCTTTCACGAGAAAGGCCTCCACCGAGGCACGCGACCGTGCGATCAAGAAGTTTCCGCATTTGAATGCTAAGACAAACTTCCCGTATTTCCGCACCCTACACAGCCTCGCGTTCCACAGCCTTGCCGTGCGAACCGATGACATGATGCAGGCAGAGCACTTCAAAGACTTTGCAATGCAAGCAGGCATCGAGCTGAACATTGCACGCGACGAGGAGCTGGACTTTGTCAAAACCGACAACCCTATCCTTAACGAGATTAACCTTGCGCGGATCAAGGGCCTTGACCTGCGCCAGCATTACAACCAATCAGGCCTCGACATCGAGTGGCACCACTTCGAGTTTGTAGAGCGCAGCTACCGGCACTACAAAAGTAGCAGAGGCCTGCTGGACTTCACAGACCTGCTGGAGCTGATCGTTTCCGAGCCCGACCGCCTACCTGAACTGGAAGTGCTAATCGTTGATGAAGCACAAGACCTGTCCCGCTTGCAGTGGCGCATGGTTGAAGAACTATCGAAAAAGTCTAAGCGCACATTCATTGCAGGGGACGACGACCAAGCCGTGTTTACATGGGCCGGGGCAGATGTCAACAGCTTCCTGTCCTTCGGCGGCAACATCACCGTACTAGATCAATCCTACCGCGTACCAGCGACCGTGCACCGACTGGCCGATGCCATCGTACAGCGCATTAGGCACCGCCAAGAAAAGGTGTGGAAGCCGCGTGACTTCGACGGCTCAGTACTGACGTACCACCGCTTTGAAGACGTTCCCGTGGGCCAAGGCCAATGGCTCATCCTTGGCAGTACAAACTACCTTCTCAACCCCGTGCATGAGTGGCTGAAAACCATGGGCATCCTTTTTGAGCGCAATGGGGTATCCAGCATTACAGATGCCGTCTACAATGCTGTGCTCAATTGGGAACGACTTAGAAAGGGAACCGCTATCAGCTACGAGGCCGTTAAAACCGTCTACCGCTATCTGGATACAGAGGCAGTTGAGCGGGGGCACAAAACCTTTAAGCACGGCGACCCTACCCTGCTCTACGGGATGCAGGAATTGCAGAGTAAATATGGACTCAAGACTGATCTGATATGGCATCAGGCCTTGACCAAGATCGCTGACGATAAGCGCGACTACCTGATCTCGGTCCTGAAGCGCGGCGGCAACTTCTCAGACATGCGCCGAGTGCGACTGTCTACGATTCACGGAGCAAAGGGCGGGGAGGCGGACAATGTCTTACTGCTCATGGACCTTTCGCCCAAGTTTGCAAAAGAATATGCCCACAACTCGGACAATATCCACCGGCTGTTTTATGTCGGCGTGACCCGGGCTAAACAATCACTTCACCTTGTAATGCCCCAGAAAATAGAAAAAGGATTCAGACTTTGAAAACAATGCCAATGTTTCCCATCGCAACAGAGTGGGTGGCCCCGGAGATTTTCCCTAACCTATCTACCGCAAAGGAGATTGCAATTGACTTGGAAACTTGTGACCCTAATTTGGAGAAGTTTGGGCCCGGTTGGCCTAGAAATGACGGCTTTATTGTTGGCTACGCGGTTGCTGTAGACGGCTGGAGCGGTTATTTTCCCATTGCCCATGCCGGAGGTGGGAACCTTGATAAAAAACGCGTAGAGCGCTGGATAAAGGACGTGATGGCCCTTCCATGCGACAAGATCATGCACAACGCCGCTTACGACTGCGGCTGGCTACGCGCAGCAGGGTTCGAGGTCAATGGACGCGTCTATGACACCATGCTCGCCGCACCCCTGATCGATGAGAACCGCTACTCCTTCGCCCTAAACTCCCTTGGCTTTGACTACCTCAAAGAGATTAAGTCAGAGCAGGGCCTGAAACAGGCTGCCAACGACTTTGGTGTACACCCAAAAAAGGAATTGTGGAAGCTCCCGGCCATGTATGTAGGCAACTACGCTGAGCAAGATGCAGCCCTGACCTTGAAACTGTGGCATTACATGAAGACCCAACTGCGCAAAGAAGAAGTGGAATCCATCTTTCAGCTGGAAACCGATGTGTTCCCTGTGCTGTTGGACATGACCTACAAGGGTATCCGCTTTGACCGTGTCAAGTGCGAGACACTTATCGGGGAACTTCAGAAGCGGGAGAAGCAGCTGCACAAGGATATAAAAGCCATGGCGGGATCTTCTGTCGATATTTGGGCCGCAGCCAGTATCGCCCATGCGTTTGACTCCCTCAACTTGTCTTATCTCAAGACAGCGAACGGCCAACCCAGCTTTACCAAAGGCTTTTTAGACTCATGTGAGCATCCAGTCGCTAAATTAATCGTCGAAGCTCGGGAAACAAACAAGACACACAGCACTTTCTTGCAGCCCTACCTCGACTTCAGCGAAAAAACCGGGCGAATCCACCCGCATGTCAACCAAATGCGCTCGGATGACGGCGGCACGGTTACCGGACGACTGTCCATGGCCCAACCTAACCTACAGCAGGTCCCTGCCCGCCACGAAATCATCGGACCCATGGTCCGCGGACTGTTCCTTCCAGAAGAGGGCGACGTGTGGGCCTCTTGTGACTTCTCGTCCCAAGAACCACGGCTCTTGGTACATTACGCCAGCCTGCTCGATCTTCCCGGTGCCAGTAACATGGTTGACGCCTACCAAAACGACCCGGACACGGATTTCCACCAAATGGTTGCCGATATGGCCGGAATTAAGCGTAAACAGGCAAAAACCATTGGCCTTGGCTTGATGTACGGCATGGGTAAGGCTAAATTAGCTAATGAGTTGGACTTGGATGTGACAGAAGCTACAGAATTGATACAGCAGTTCCATAGAAACGTGCCGTTCCTAAAGGGTACAGTCAATGCAGTCATGGGCCGCATCGATCATCCGGCAACTGGCGGTGCAATTCGCACGCTTTTGGGCCGTAAATGCCGCTTTCCGCTGTGGGAACCCGTCGAATGGGGCGTCAACAAGGCTTTGCCCCGCGAACAAGCAGTCATTGAATATGGACAACGGATCAAGCGCTCAGGCACCTACAAGGGCCTGAACCGACTGATTCAAGGATCGGCTGCCGACCAGACAAAGAAAGCCATGCTGGCGCTACATTCCGCAGGCTATCGATGCCTACTGCAGGTGCATGATGAAGTTGTGATCAGCGTGCCCGAAAAAAAGGACGCTATAGAAGCGTCCAAACTCATGGTCAATGCGGTTGAATTAGCCGTCCCCAGCAGGGTTGACGTAGAAGTCGGTCCAAACTGGGGCGCGGCTAAATAAAAAGAGGGCCATTGCCCTCTTTTTAAAACAGGTACTCCAGATCAGTTTCTTAATAACAATTTGTGTTGCAATTGTTACCGTAGCAGCATGTCGTGCATGACGTATACTTGCCGTTGGCGTAGTAGGTATGTGTAGCACATGCCGCAAACACCGCCGTATTGGCGCACAGCACTAAAGCTAAAGCAATTACGTTTTTTACCATTTCAATTTTCCTTTAGGTTACATCTTCACCACGAAATGTGGTATCTGGGACAATCTCCAACAGCTTGTCCAAGTAATGCCTCGCTTTTAACAAATCGGCGCGAGGCGTGCCCTTCTCCTTGTAACGGCTTACATATTTGACAATGTTCCCCTCCAAGTAGCCTAGGTTGTTCGACACAATGTAGTCCCAAGGCTGTATGGCCTTGGACTTGTAATGGTCCCCAGAGACCTGTGTTTGGTTTGCTGAGACGGAGTTATTGCTCATCTTCGTCCTCATTCATTAAAGCTAAACGGGTTAGCGCATAAATATGCTCAAGTTTATGGCGAAGACGCAGCGCTTCGTCCAAAGCATTATCCAGCCGCGCACGCAGCACCCGGTTCTCCCTGTGAAGTTCCAGCTGCGCTAACTGCTGCATGTGCGTCTCATTGCGCAGATCAGCCACTTCCAAATCCAAACGCTCAAACTCTGCTCGATCCATCTTCGTATCCTTCCCTAAAAATAAACTTACTGCCAACCCTACTTGGGCATTTTAAAAAGTCATTGCACCCGGGGCGCGTGTCTTCCGGATTAAACGAATTGCCTGTGTATGGACCTACCGGCACAAACCGAGTAACCTTCGTCGCCTTAGTCACCTCAATCAAGTCTAAAGGAAATTTAGACTGCAGCTCAAGATACCTCTCGAAACCCTTGTCAGTAAGCCTTACCATCTCACCCCGTTGCTCGGCCCACCCACCACGGAGCATGGGGTCCGCAACCATTTTGGTCCACATGGCCTTGCTCTGATTGATCGAATGGGTCTTACCATAAAGACCCTGATCCCCAAAAAGCGGCGCTTCCCCATTAGTCAACCAACCCAAAAACCGATGCGCACACGTCTTCGGCTTTGGAATAAATATTTTTGTATAACTCATGACAATCTAACTCCTTGTTTTTGTATCAACTCCGACTGTTCCTTTGCGATCTCCATCTCAGCAATGTCAGTCACACTCTGCATCAGGCTCATGATCGTCGCCGACTCCGTCATCTGCACAAGCAAAATCAACTGCTCCAACTGCGTGAAGTTAAATGAACTCCAGTCCAAGTTGTCCTCCTCCGCAGGCAATAACCCCGCTGCGCGGATCAAGGCCACCGACATCTCCCTGTTCACATGGGGCTCCTTTAGTTTCAAATTCTTCAATGTGTCTATCTCATGCTGCATATAGTTCATGTCTTCCCCTTTAATTTGGCTTCTGGTTCCGAGGTTCTAGCATCATAAATCTCAAAATGTTTTTGGCAGATGAACCCGCATTCAATCGCTGGCTGTCCTTCCCGAGAAAAGGTGTCCCACTCGGCTTCAATACTGAAGTCGTCAGCCTTACACCCACAAGAGAGAATAATCATGTGTTCTTCTCCTCTGGTAAAAACTCAGCCTTTATAAGGTTAGCAGCAACCTGCCAATAGTTGTGACTGCCATTAGCCGCCTCGTGTTGAATCATCAGCAGGTTTACGATGCGCTGGCGTTCTGTCCTTACAGCGGCTTCTTTGGCTTCATGTAACTCGCGCATGACCTCGATGACCGCCAGTTCATGTTTGAGCATGATGGCCTTAATCATCTCGATGGGCGTCTCAATCATCGCCATCGCCGCCGCCTTGGTCTTGTCCTGCTCGGTCTTGGCTTTGATGATTGCCTCTTGGTGGAGTTTGGATAAAGACTTCATGGCTTGAACCCCACAACTGCCAGCGCAGACAACTCCTTGAAATCGCTCTCATCCATCGTAATGTTTACGCTTGTGTCCTTACCAATACCAACGGTGCTGGTAATCCAGCCATCGCCGTAATATTCGGTCCTCTTAGCGGCTCGTTGGAACCCATTACGCCTGACCAATTCAAACAGCAACTGCTCGTCGCTAAATGTCTCAATGGCTCTGTCCCATGTGTTGTTTTTGCTCATGTGTTCTTCCCCTTTACTATCGGTGCCCACTTGGTGCGCGGCTCATTAGCGTGTTTAATATAGAAATGAATCAGGTGATCAAAGATCTGAACGTACGTCATGCGCACCCCCGTCTCACCCTGTATGAAATCCCGTATATCGTCTATGCTCTCAGCTATTTCCACAGTTATGCGCTTAGTCATGTCTTCTCCGCTATAGCCGTGGCCCGCCCACCACGAATCTCAGACTTCACCAAATCTAATGCCCTCTCCATTTGCTGCACATTGATCACGTCCAACTGCGCATCATGCAACTCCATCACCGTATTGAGCGCAGCCATCTCATCACTCTTCAATACAAACCGACCAAGCTCCATGGACCGCCGACCAACCGAACGTAACGCCTCCAACCCAGCACGAACCTCCGAGCTGTACTCACGGCCCACGCCCAAACGATACAAAGCCTCAGTCATGTTCACCATTGCAATCAATACATCAATGTTCGCCCTGTTCGCCTTGCCCGTCACCAACGCCTCCAACGCAGAATGAGACCGCAGCCGCATCGTCACCAACGCACTACCATGCTCCGCTATCGGCGTGAAACCCTGCTTGATATAAGCCATCGGATCAAGAATCACGCCCTTAGGCCGATATTTACTCTTCTTCCTCACCTAAGGCCTCCACTATCTCTAATAGCATCAACGTCACGTCTAGGTGAAAGTCATCAATGCTAAACCCCTCCTCCCACTTTTCCAACAAATGCCTCGCCTGATGCAAGGCAGAATCTTTCTTCTCAATAGCCGCAATAATTTCCTCTGTTTTCATATGCTCTCCTATTTCCGGCGTCCAACGGAGCCGCCTTTTACTATGTTCCCGTTAGTGTCATTGTTCCGGTTTGAGTAAGCCAAAGTAGACATGTCTATTCGCTTCTCGTCTCGGTGCATGGCGTGTCTCGCGTTTGCTACCTCCGCATCACGAATCGCTTTTTTCAGACAGTCGTAATTGCTACCCTCCAATTTGCGCAGTAAGTCAATGTCTCTGTCGGCATTGTGATCCCACATCCATGTATTGATTTTGGGCAAGTGTGCGGCAGCAAAAACCCGTACCCCTACGTACCAAGGTAGCCCTATGGGTGGAATTCGTTTTAGTGGGGGGTCACAATCTACCGCGTACTTGCCACTCAGCGCGGCGAACAATTTAAGGGCATCCCCCACGTTCGCATTAGTACGCCAAGTTTTTATCAGCGCCGCATCCCAGTTCTTTTGATCGCTCATAATTTAAAAATGGCAGACGCCACCCCCACAATAAATGCTACCAACCCAACAGCTGCAATGGCCGTTACCGCCCATACCAACATGTCAGCCCACTCACTAAACCCATCATCCAACTCCCGCCAATCCCCAATAGGACGCGGCTCCACCGGATTTTCCTTAGTGTCTCGTTTCACCAGCATCATCACCCTCCTCATCAGATTCATCATCATCTTCCTCCTCAATATCAATCGTCTGCACTTTCGTGTCCCGATACGCAGACATCACCGCCCCCAACAACTCATGCAAATCCATACTCTGCAACTTCGCTAACGCCGCCACAGCAACCACCATCCCACCTAATGACCTAGGATCCTCCATATCCTGCGGATCATCACCCCCTATGTACTCCAACAACAGCCCCGCAGCTATCGCACAATCCTCACGAAACTCACCATCATCCGGGTTATTAGGATCAAACATATATGCACTCTTAGTTAAAAATTTAGTTACGTTTATCATAGCTCGTCGTACCAATCATCTATCTGAATGAATAAATCAAAAAAATCATCCTCAGTCAATAACGACGTAACATCCAAGGTCCCCGGACCATGGACCACGCTTACCTTAAAAATTCTGGACTCACCATTCTCATCGAGACCATATTCGACCTGCACGGGCAAATTAAGTAATAAGTCTGCCGTGTACCGCGCTTCAGGGACTAACATACACTATCCTTTCTGTTGTTCACTTGTTAAGATAGGTACAGTTTAGGTTCAGGGGCTACAGAAGTCAACCAGTTTGTGTCGAAATCCGTAGGGGTTTACCCTAGTAAATGGCTGTTTTTGCGGAAACCTATAGAGATATTTCTGGAGAAAATAAAAAAAAATATTTTTTTGTGAGATTTGACGTAATAGACGTAATGCCGTAATAAGTGAGTGTTTATGCGGGTTTTGGGCTAGTCGGTGACATTACGTCTGTATTTTAGACGTAATTTTCTGGGGGGTTGTCGCATTTTAATTTTTTAGTTTTAATTTTTCTTTTTCTCAGACTGCCCTATATAGGTTTTGAAAATAGGTTGAGGCCCCTGTGTACACTAGATATACTTAGGCAACAGATAACACAAGGAAATCGTTTTGATACAGATTGAAGCAGGGATTGTAATCCCTAGTCACCGTTCGATGTACCCGTTTTCAGAGATGCTACCGGGCGATAGCTTTCTTGTACAAGACCGTAAGAAAGCAGACTCAGCTAGGGTGGCATCCATTCGCTTTGTCAAGCGCCAAGAGCCCGATTGGGCCTTTGTTATGCGCAAGGTGGCGGATGGCTGGCGCATCTGGCGGACTGCCTAATGCCAAAGCGCGACGTTTGGAACGTTCCCCCTGTTGTCCCTGACAAGGCAAAGAATCGCCTTGCGACCGAAGTAAAGCCGCTGCGCAAGCAAAAGGTATTGAATGCTAAGGAATGGAAGTTTGTCCAAGAGTATGTGTCAGGAGATGGCCGGGTCACTTTGAAAGAGGCGGCTATCCGGGCAGGGTATAAAGAGGGCAGCGCGTCAGTTATGGCGTGGAAGTTGACCAACCCGAAAGAGTATCCTCATGTTGTGGCTGCAATTCAGGCATATCGCGCCGAATTGGCTTCTAAGTACAACACCAGCTATGAGCGGCACATGCGGGACTTGCAGGTCATCAGGGATAAGGCCATGGACAGCGGAGCATGGGCGGCTGCGGTGCAGGCGGAGTACCGCCGGGGCCAAGCCCTTGGGACTATTTATGTCGAGCGCAAAGAGATCAGGCACGGCACCATTGATAGCATGAGCAAAGAAGAGGTGCAGCGCAAGCTGGACGAGTTAAAGCAGCTGTACGGTCCCCCGCCTACTGCCTTGATCGATGCGGATAGCGGGCAAGTATTGGATACCATTGAGCGGGAGAAAGACCCTGTTTTTGATCCCGGCGTGGCCGAACCGCCATTAGATATTTTCGAGCGGGATAATGACAATGGCCCTGACGCCTGAGGCTAGGTTTTCCGCGAGGGTCCGCGATGGGTTGAAGGCATGCGGCTGTGATGTTGAGCGCATTGAAAACCGGGTGAACCTTGGGGTGTCCGATATGGTCATTGGCGTCGGCCCCTTGTTTGTCACGGTGGAATTGAAGGTTGTAGCTCGTGGGCTACAAGTGAAGCTGCGACCGCATCAAATATCGTTTTTGACCCGGCATGCCTTGAAGGGCCGCCCGGCTTTTGTCCTTGTTAAATACGATGCTGCCGACGAGGTGCGGTTATATCATGGCCGCCAAGCCGTCGAGCTTGCGACCGAAGGTTTACGGCTGCAGCCGATAGCAGCGTGGCCGTCCCGGGGCATGCCTTGGGATAAACTATCAGAAGCCCTTAGCCAATAGAAAATAATCATTGGACAGTCGGACTTGCTGGGTTATTATTGCTTTGCGTTTTCGCAATTTTAGAAAGGATAGAGAGATGACACACGATCAGTTTATTGATCGGCTGGCCTTAGAGGTTGCCGATAGCATGGACCACGATAACCTTTGGTTTTTCGCTGTTCGAGTATTGGGCGATGAGTATTCACGTCTTAGTAATGATGAGCTGGCCGCGACTGTTGCGAGCCATGCCCCCCAGCTGCTGGATGAGTTAATGGAGTTGCCGAAATGAAAAAAGAGCCTGATTATTTCGCTATCTCCCGTGTATGGGATGAAGGCGTTGCTTGCGCGGACTGCATGCATTGTCATACTCGTAAAGAGACCCGGCCATATGGTGAAGGTTCCGTTTATGAGACTTTCCGGGAATGCGATATTCTGGACGAGCTGGCCGATGGGGATTGCCCCGGCCTTGGAACGAATTAGGGTTTCACCTAAGTCGGGCTTAGAATTTTAGAGGCTATACTAAGCCCTCACCAACTAGAAAGGATAGAACGATGATTAAAACCGTCACACAATCAGGCAACAAAAAAACCGGGGCGATAGCGGTAACTTATCGCGCTGGGAAGACTAGCCCCTACGGGAGCTGCCCGGCCACTTGTTCACTCATGCCCGCGAATCATTGCGGAACCGTTGAAATCGACCCGGAATATATGGCCGCTGTTGAAAACGCAGTACCCCGTCGTGGTATCGCGTGGACTTATTCACATTTCCCAGCCGAAGCCCTGCCCCTGCCGAAGAAGGGTAAAACCGTTTTTAATGCGAGCTGCGAGACGGTGGCGGAAGCCGTGCGAGCGGTAGAGCTTGGCCGCCCTGCTGTTATGGCCGCCGGGTTAGATACCGTGGGGAGCTGGCCGCGTAAGGTGCATGGCGTGCAGTTTGCACAATGCCCCGCGGAACTGTCCGACAATTTCAGCTGCGCACAATGTGGCGGTGGTTCCCCGCTATGTGCGCGTGGTGACCGTGGATTTGTCGTGGTGTTTATCGCGCACGGAACCAGCAAAAAGAAAGTCGGCGCAGCCGAAAAGGGGGGCTGCTATGGTTCAAGTGGTCCCGTGATGATTCAATGGAAAGCCGCGCAGGATAAGGGCTTGGAAAACGACGCGGAGGCGCTGGGTAGATTCGCGGCAACATTACCGCCCGGTTCGATGTTGCGGCACCATGTCGTCGGTGATGTGGGGGTGGCGATATGATTTTAATTTTAGTAGTAGCGGCTATTTTTTATATTGGCTGGGTTTTATTTGATAGCTAAGGGAAAGCCCTAATATGCGAGCCTTAATTTCAGGCTAAAATTGATTCACCGCTGCACGTCGTAGCGGTTTTTATAAAGGATAGAGTAATGTCACATATGATTGATGAAACTACGGGCACCGCCGCAATTGCTTATGCAGGCGCGACACCATGGCACGGACTAGGGCAGGCGTTAACGCCCGGACAGTCAATTGAGACGTGGACAAAAGAAGCCGGGCTAGACTATACGGTTCTGGAAAGCCCCGTGATGTATGACAGCCCCGCGGCTAGTGTTCCGCAAGTATGGCCTAATCGCAAGGTTTTGCACCGTAGCGACACCGGGGCACCGCTGGCCGTAGTGAGTGACAATTACAACGTCGTCCAGCCGTCCGCCGTGATGGGTTTTTTTAGCGAGCTGGTGAGAATCGGGGGCTTTGAGATGGAAACCGCCGGAGCCCTTAGCGATGGCCGCCGGGTTTGGGCGCTGGCTAAAGTAGGCGATGCCGCCCCGGTGGTGGACGGTGACCTAGTCAAGCCTTATATTTTGCTGGGCACGTCATACGATGGCACCATGGCAACCGTGGCAAAGTTTACCGCTATACGCGTGGTTTGTAATAACACCATAACCGCCGCCGTGGGGGGATACAGTAACGGGGCACCGATACGCGGGGAAGCCGACAGCGAGAAAGGCTATTTAAAGTCCGCGGTGCGTGTATTGCATAGCGCGAATTTTGACCCGGACAGCGTCCGCTTACAGCTGGGTATTGTGGCGAATCAATTCGAGCGTTTTATGGTGACCAGCCGCCAACTTGCAGGCGAAACCATGAGCGCAGCCGAAGCCGATAGTTTCGTGGCCGAATTGCTCAAGCCCTATCACACAAGCCGCTTGGATATTAGCGAGAGCAAAGCATATAAGCGCATCATGCAGTTGTTCAACGGTGCGGCTATTGGCGCGGACATACAAGGCGTGGCTGGTACGCGCTGGGCGGCACTCAATGCCGTTACCGAGCTAGTTGACCATGAGCGCGGACGCACGGCTAATACGCGCATGGAAAGCGCATGGTTTGGCACGGGTTCTGCCCTTAAAAACCGCGCTTTAGAGCTACTTTCTGCCTAATTGCTTAACCTGCCCCATAATTGCCCAAAATACGGGTAATCGTGGGGCTTGTGGCTTTATTAGGTGCTTTTTTGTCATGTTGCTTTTACTGGTGTAAACCGGTTCCGGGGTGCTTGTCGCTTGGTGCGTGAGACGTGGCGCGCGGTGCGTGCGCCGTGTTGCATGGTTCGGGGCACGGGAACCGTGCCCCGTGGGGCTTTATCTATTGGGGGTTTGTGATGTATTTGTTTTTTATTGAAACCGCGAGCGGTGAGCGTGTGGTGTGGCGGGGCTTGTCGCGCCACATGGCGGTGCGGATGTACAACGCCACGGGGCGGTGCGCGGTGGCCAAGCGCTGGGGCTGGGAGGAGGAAAGGGAACCGTGCGCCGTGGGGCTGGACAATGATTGTATTTCTGGTGTATAATTACTGAACCGCACCAGCTGGTGCGGTTCAACTAGAAAGGATATTCATCATGGGACTCGATATGTATTTGACCGCTTCCGCTAATATGCTGGACAGCGAGGGCGTAGAGATTGAGGGGCTGGATGCTGGCGGCATGGAGATTGCCGCCGTGGAGTATCGCGCGGGCTACTGGCGCAAGGCTAACGCGGTGCATGGCTGGTTTGTCCAGCACGTTCAAGGCGGCGAGGACAACTGCCGCCCGTATGAGGTGGAGCGCAAACAGTTGGAACAGTTGCGCGACTTGTGCGCGTATATCCTGAAAGATAAGGACACCGCCGGACTGCCGCCGACGGCTGGTTTTTTCTTTGGTGCCGCCGAAATCGATGATTGGTACTGGGAAGACCTGCGCTTGACGGTGAATATATGCAATAACGCGCTGGGGCTGGCGGACAGCGGGCGCCATTATTGGACATTTAATTACCAGTCCAGCTGGTAATTCTGGGGTATAATTCAGGCATGCACCCGGCCGGGTGCATGCAACTAGAAAGGCATAGAGATGACAAAATTTGACTTGACCCAGTATCGTAACCGGATGTTCGCCGACCGCGGCACGGACATCAACGACGCATTAGACTATGCGTTATCCTTGACCACCGGAAACCCTGAGGGGTTAACGGCCATGTATGTGGTGTTGAATACGGTAATCAACGCTGTGCAGGCCGACAGCCTAGCGTCCGCCGCGGTGGCCGCCGCCGCCCCTGAGCCTGAGCGTATGCCGACCGCGGTTATCATATCCGCCGCGGTGCGCGATTGGCTGGCGGACAACGCCAGCGAGATGGTGTCCGACTGGTGCGAGGACAACGCCAACGAAACTATCACCGACTGGTGCGGTGACAACCACGACGTGGAGGACTGGCTGGGCGAGCACGCCGACTCGCTCATTGAGCATTGGATGAACTACAACGCCAAGCATAGCGTGGAGGAAATAGTCACCGAAAAGGTGGAGAGCATGAGCTTCACAGTCAGCGCAAAAGTGTTATAATTGACCCAGCCCCACCGTCCGGTGGGGCTTAATCAGAAAGGATATTTATCATGACTCATACAGTCAAAACCATCACTATCGGTCACACCACGCTGGAGCTACCAGCCAGTATGCCCAACAAGGATATCCAGCAGTTGGCTGGATACTTGGCAACTCTCCGCCGCGTGGAGAGCCACGGCCTCTGGGCGGCGGAATACCAGACGGTGTTCTACGTTGACACCAACGGCCCGACTATTACGCTAGGCGAGCATGAGGTACACACCAAGCATGAGGCCGATGAACTGCAGGCCGCCGACCGATTAGCACGCGAGGCGAAAGAGAAAGCAGAGCGCGCAATGGGGTAACCCCCTACTGGGGCAACCGCCCCAGTCGCATAAGCCAGCCCCGTGGGGCTGGCTTTTTTATTGCCTAATCGCAGAGGGATTAGGCAGGCAGCGTGCAATAGGTACATACCCCTATTGACACGGCACGCGCCGCGTGCCGTGTCTCTCTCTTCTTCTGTATTTTTTCCCTTAAAGGTGGTGGAGGGGGTGGGCGGGCCCGACTCACTACTGTTTTCTTATATTGAAGTTTAGGTATTAGGAGAGGGGGAGGGCCATTTAGGCACCGGGTTCAACCAGCGAAGCGCGTAGCTCAAATTTAGCCCCTGAAATAGCTTTCAAGAACGAAGGGGGAGGGTTCAAAAAGGCCCCCCTTGTTTTTAAAAAGGCCATAGGGGGGTATACTTATAAAAATTTCAGAACCTGAGGGTCTGCCTGTGCAAAACGACACACAAGATATTGAAGCCGAACGACTGCGCCTAGAACTGCGGTTGAAGTTATTAGAAACACGAGAGCGTGCTACTGGCAATTTCATAGACTTTGCCAAGTATGTATGGCCCGAGATGCTTGTTGGGGAGCACCACCGCATTATTGCGGAAGCCTTTGACAGGGTCATTGAGGGCAAATGCAAGCGGCTAATGATTGCCATGCCTCCGCGCCATGGTAAATCTCAGCTTGGGAGCTACTTGTTCCCTGCCTACTTGATGGGCAAGCTGCCTCAATCAAAGCTCATTGTGGGTTCTCACACCGCGGAACTGGCTCAGCGCTTTGGCCGCATGATCCGTAACCTTGTAGATGAGGAGCGGTATAGGGAGCTTTTCCCGGACATTGGCCTTTCTGCGGACTCCAAGGCTTCGGGCCGGTGGAACACGAAGAACGGAGGGGAGGCGTTCTTCATTGGTAAGGGCGGTGCGATGACGGGCCGTGGTGGTGACATCGTGATTCTGGATGACATCTTGGACGAGCAGGATGCTTTGTCGGACACGGCCATGGAGAATACTTGGGAGTGGTATACCTCTGGTCCGCGGCAGCGATTACAGCCTAATGGCTCAATCATTGTGATTAACACTCGTTGGAAGACGGACGATCTTACGGGGCGCTTGATGCGTCAATCGGGGCAGTTGAAGTCTGATCAGTGGGAGGTGATTGAGTTCCCTGCTATTTTGCCGTCGAACACGCCGCTTTGGCCTGAGTACTGGGATCTTGAGGAGTTAGAGAAGGTCAAGGTCAGTATTGGGATGAAGAAGTGGCAGGCTCAGTGGCAGCAGCAGCCGACCAATGATGAGGGGGCTATTCTGAAGCGGGAGTGGTGGCGCAAGTGGACTAAGGATTTTGTCCCGGAGTGTGAGTACATTATCCAGTCGTATGATACGGCGTACTCGAAAAAGGAGTCTGCTGACTACTCTGTTATCAGTACTTGGGGCGTATTTACCCCTGACGCAGACTCGGGCCCCAACTTGATTCTACTAGATGTCAAACGTGGTCGGTGGGACTTTCCTGAGTTAAAGCGGATTGCGCGGGATGCTTATAAGTACTGGAACCCGGACAATGTTTTGATTGAGGCGAAGGCGACGGGTACGCCGTTGCAGCAGGAACTGAGGCGGGTGGGTATTCCGGTGACCATGTACAGCCCCGGGGGCCGTCGCACGGGCCAAGATAAGGTAAGCAGGGCTAATGCTGTGGCACCTTTGTTGGAGTCGGGGATGATTTGGTATCCTGAGGGGGAGGAGTGGGCCGAGGAGCTTGTAGAGGAGTGCGCGTCATTTCCTGCGGGGTCAAATGATGACCAAGTGGATTCGGCGGTTATGGCTTGGACGCGATTTCGTCAGGGTAACTTTTTGTCATTAAACGACGATGACGATGATGAGGACGAGGAGCCGCAGGACAATATACTTGAGTATTATTAGCTTTTCGTTACAATAGGCATACTTCTATTGAGATAAGGACCGCGGTTCATGGCCCAAGATATTGTAGCAAAGATACAGGCTGCTGCGCAGGCGAGCGGTGTTGATCCGGATGTTGCGTTGCGCATTGCGGGTGTTGAGAGTAGTTTTAGGCCTGCGGCCAAGAACCCGGAGTCAACTGCGGCTGGTTTGTTTCAGGTGACGGGTCCTACTTGGAAGCAGTATGGTGGTAAGCCGGGCAAGCAGCGCGATGTAGATGAGAACATTCGCGTGGGCATGAAGATCTTGTCTAGTAATAAGGCGAGCATGCAGGAGTTCTTGGGCCGTGAGCCTTTGCCCTCTGACATTTATGCTGCGCACTTTTTTGGTCCTACGGGGGCGCGGGCGGTGATGTCGGCGGATCCTTTGGCTCCTGTAGCTTCTGTGGTGTCGAAGCAGGTTATGGAGGCGAACCCGCAGTTGGTGGGCAAGACGGTCAATGAGGTATTGACTGGTTATCGCCAGACGTTTGACAAGGGTGGCAAGCGTTATCCGACGAGCGAGCCGGTGAAGACAACGACCGTGGGGCAAGGAACACGAACCATGGATCAAGAGGCGGGTGCAGCTGCGCCCGCCCTTAGTAATCGATCCAGTGCTAGAGATCGCATTGCTGGCATGGGTTCTAATTATCAGGCTGCTTTGGCGGCGATGATGTTGGGTGAGGCGTCGGACGAGGACGATAAGGACGACGATACTGATACGCCTAAAGAGGCGTATACGGCCCCGACGGCGGCGAATGCTTTGTCGGAATTGGATTTAGGCAGGACTGCCAGTCCGTTTGATGCGATGGAGCCTGCTGTCCAGCCAGAGGGGGCGAAGTACCCGATGCGGTTTGCTAAGGGTGGTGAGGCAAGTGCGCCTATCACGGTAGATAACGTAACTGGCTTTTTGTCGGACATGGCGGTGCCTGCTGTGTTGGGGGCTATCAATCCTGCGTTGGGCAAGGCTTATAGTTTATATAGCGCGTATAACACGGTTAGTGATTTTGCTAATGAGGCGCAGCCTCCAGCGCCTGTGGTTTCTTTAAATGAGGCGGTTACTGAGGCTGGGAAGACAACGCCTTTTGGGGCACGCTCTTTTATGCCTAGTGGACCGGCCCCTGTGGTTAGTGCGCAGGATCATGGCATTATAAGTGTCCCGGCTTCTGGTTCTGAGCACTGGGGCGGAACGCCTTCTCCAGCTCCAGCTCCAGCTCCAGCTCCCTCCACAGATTATGGCTCAATTAACGACTTTGGTGGTTCTGGTCCAAGCGTGGGCGCGGCGACAGACAGTGGTTTTGATGCCGGATTTGGATTTGGTATGGGGTTTGCCGAGGGCGGTGAGGCAAGCACGGATGATTACCCGGGGCTCAAGGACCTTGAAGGTTATGCCATTAGGGCATCTGAGCAGATGTTCCCAACTGAGGTGGGGCAGGATGATCGCCGGGATGCTGCGCGGCACATGTTAGCTGCTGCGGTGGCGGCGCAAAAGGTTGGTCCGGGGGCCGCGGAGTTTTTAGGTAAGGCGCATGAGCGTTTAAGCAATGCCGAGTCGTTTTTCAACATGTTTGGTGTTGGCGAGCCGCGATACGACTACGACATGGATGTGCAGAACAACCGGATTGGTATTGGCTTGGCGGATCAGGCCACGAGCCGTGAGGAGTTGGAGGCGCTTGTAAAGCAGATGGCTCAGCGCACGTCTACTAGTAGAAACCCTAACTTACCATGGACCATGGATCAGGAGCAGCGCGATGCGTTGATTGAGGATCGCAAACGTCGCTTGGAGACGCCGCAATATAAAAACGACGGTGGTGAGATGGTGGCGGATGAGACGTTTAGTGGGGATTTTGAGGGCTACAAGGCGCTTAACCCTCGTGCGGTGGAGGAGGCGATCTACAGAAGTAGGAATCTGACAAAGAAAACAGACCCTGATAGTTGGCCGAGCCCCGGCAATCCTAGAAGATCGATTCCAAACGAACCAAGGGATTACCCTACCCGTGCTGGGCAGGAGCTTTTAGAGTTTTTGAAGCAGGCGGACAGGATGCCTACGGTGGTGGAGCCTCGTCGTTATCCCAATGGCAGCTACGACGCCCCGGGGTTTACCTACCGCAGCAATAACCCCGAAGATCGCGGCGTAGTGGAGGTTCCCACTTTTACAAAAGATGGTTATGGAACCTTAGTGCACGAGCTTACACACTCCGCGGACCGTGCCATGGACGTTGAGCAGTTAAGGCTGTCTCAGAAGGTAAGGGCGGGCGAGCCGCTTACGCCAAAGGAGCAGCGGTTTTACGACGGGTACAGTAAGCTGTATAAGACTAAGACAAATCTGCCTTTGGACATTTCGGACGAAAGCACGTCAGATCGCCAGAGGCGCTACCGAACAAGTGCCAAAGAGCTAAGAGCATTTGGCACGGGCAACATGGCACAGGATCAGCCTGAGCCGGGCCGTTACAGCCTAGAGGACATTGGCGCAACGCTAAATCCTCATGTAGATCCAACCATGGCCCAAGAAGCGGCAATCATGCGTGATTTGTATTTACGCAGAGGCGAGGTACGTGGTCGGGCGGAAGGATCACCCCCTGAGGGCGAATATGCGGACCCTGAGGCGGCCTTTATGGCTGGAGCAGGGGATGCGCCAGCCCCTAATGCAGAAAACGCTGCAGCAGCCCTTGCTGCCCTTCGCGGCCTAGGGGAATACCCTTATAACCTTGTTGGTGGCGGAGTGGATCTAGCGGCTATGGCTATGCGCCCGTTTGGTTACGACGTAGAAAAGCCCGTACTTGGTTCTGATTGGATAAAAGAGAAAGCGACTCAGTTAGGTATTCGACCGCCGGAGGAAACCGATCCAACGCTGCGAGACATTCGCATGGGAACGGAAATAGCTACTTCTGTGTTGGATCCTTCCGCTGGTGCTCGTGCCGTGGGGTCCACGCTTCGCGGAGCCGGGGAGTTAGCTACATCTGAGCCAGCACGTGCAATGCTGAACAGGGCAATGGAGGCGGGGGGATCTGGCCCAATGTACGCGGTCCGCCCACCCGGTGGAGTAATGATTCAGCAACCGGCGCAAATTACCACTGACGTTACTGATGGGGGGTTCCGCATTATTCCTGCAGGGGGTGTGGAGGGAGCGCTACGGCCTGCCGACGACGTCATTGGTGGTTTAGACCAAATGATGGACACGGCAATTTTGCAGACAACTCTTGAAACAGAAAACCCAGAGGTATTCAAGGCCGTTTCTGATTTCTTAATGACCAAGGGGCGTCAGTATTTTTCCAAAAATTACGCCTCTACTAAGGACCCAATATACGACGCGTTGAAGGACGGTCGGATTAAGCCGTTGCCTGACGATGAAAGGGGGTTTCGTAGTTACATGTTGGCCGCAGCGCGGGAGGGGGATCCAGAGGCCCTGACCGATTTAGTCAGCCGCTACGACAAAGGTATCAAGGGCTACGTGGATGACAAAAAGCCCGGGGGCATAGACTCAAGGCCCGCTACTCTTGATTTGCGGGCTAAGGCCCAAGAGGCGGCTGCCCGATCTGGGTTACTTCCAGAGGAAGTAACTGTGGATGAGGACGTGTTCCGTTTGTTTGACGCAAGCCCTTTCAGTCACCCTAGGAAGGCTATAAAGGCGGGTATTCCAGAGGTGCTGGAGGCTTCAAAGTACGATGAGCCTATTTTTGACATGGCAGGGTATGAAGTACCGAGCTTTATGAGCCCAAAGGTTGTTGCACAAGAGCTGGTAAATATTCCTGTGGACAAGTTGCAAAAAATGAGTTATCCAGAGGCTGTTATAGCGGTAAATAAAAACTTGCGGTTTAAGGAAGATTTAAATGCCGCAATGGAGCGGGTTAGGCAGGGGAAAGATGTTCCAAAAGAGATAATGCTATTTGGGACAAGCCCAGTTAAAACTGCTACTGAAAACAGCAATCTGGGCTGGGTTAAATTGACGGATAGCCGTGCAACCGCAATGGAGGGCGAAGCAATGGGCCATTCTGTTGGGGGCTATAACAGGCTAGGCGGTTACAATGCGGGCGGCAAAGAGGCATTTGATAGTGGCGTGGCTGAGATTTATTCTTTGCGGGATAAAAAAGGAAGGCCTGTAGCTACGGTAGAGGTGCAGAATCTCCCGGGAGGCCCTCAAGGAAATACAGAACGAGTGGTAACTGACATCCGAGGTAAATATAACTCCCGCCCCCCTGATGATAAAGCAATATTTGAACTGTTTGATCAAATTAAACCCACTAGTGTTAGAAAAAAAGCATACGTTAGAGATCGAAACAATGAGCCCCTAGAGGACTCGGTTTTTGCAGATTGGGACACTGACTACGCAGAATGGCGCTTGGGCAATCCACAAGGCTTTGCCAAGGGTGGACTTGTTGAACGCAACGTGTACAATCACCAGAAATACCTGTAAGGAAACAGAATGCCAGTAGAAAAAGCAACTAGCGCGGACGATCTGCCAATGGGGCAGACGCTTGATATTGAAATTGACGCGGAAGAGGAGATGCCCGATGTCGAGATTGAGTTTGATCCTGAGGGAGGCGTGGTCGTTAATATTGGTGAAGACGAGGACGAGGACGTACCTTACGATGCGAACTTGGCGGAAGTTCTTCCGGAAGATGTTTTAAGCGAGATAGGGTCTACGTTGTCTGTGTTATTTGACGCAGACAAGTCCTCACGAGCCACGTGGGAGGATCAATACAGCAAGGGCATGGAGTTGCTAGGCTTTTCAATGGAAGAGCGTACAAAGCCGTTTAAGGGCGCTTGCGGCGTGTATCACCCATTGCTGTCAGAAAGCGTTGTGCAGTTCCAGTCACAGGCTTTAAAAGAACTGATGCCTGCAGGGGGTCCTGTGCGCACGCAAGTGCTGGGCAAAGAGACGCGTGAAAAGTTGATGCAGGCTGATCGTGTTCGTGATTTCATGAACTACCAGATTACTTGCGAGATGCCTGAGTACACACCTGATTTTGACCAGTTGTTGTTCTATGTAGGCTACGGCGGCTCTGCGTTTAAGAAGATTTGTTATGACGAGTCTTTGGGCCGCATGGTAAGCACTTTGGTGTTGCCTGATGACTTGTACATCCCATACCATGGCTCCTCTGTAATGAGCAAATGCGAGCGCATTACGCACCGCGTGTTTATGTCGGAGAATGCTTACCGCAAGGCGGTGGTGGCAGGCAAGTATTTGGATGTAGCGGAGTTGACGGACGAGGCATCACCCTCACAGATACAAGAGAACGTAGACAAGATTACAGGCATGTCCCCAAGTGGCGATCAATCTGAGATTGTGTTGCTAGAGTTTCAGATTGACTACGATCTGCCCGGGTTTGAGGACATGGGCGAAGACGACGAGCCTACCGGCATTAAGCTGCCGTACATCATTACGATGGATGAGGCAAGCGGCAAAATTATTGGTGTTCGCCGCAACTGGAAAGAAGGCGACGAGACCACTTCACGCAAGGAATATTACATCCACTATTTGCTTGTGCAGGGTCCGGGCTCCTACGGCCTTGGCTTCTTGCATTTAATTGGGGGCTTGTCAAAGACTGCTTCTTCTGCGTTGCGTCAGTTGACCGATGCGGGCACGTTGGCTAACCTGCCTGCGGGCTTTAAAGCCAAGGGCGCACGCATCATGAACGATGACGTGCCGTTGCAGCCCGGTGAGTGGCGTGACATGGATGCTGGTGGTATGGAGCTAAACGGCTCGCTGCTGCCCTTGCCGTACAAAGAGCCAAGCCAGACGTTGTTTGCGTTGCTTGGTTTCTGTGTGGATGCAGGCCGCCGCATGGCGAGCATTACGGATATTCAGGTAGGCGACAGTAACCAAAACGCTGCGGTGGGAACCACAATTGCTTTGTTGGAAAAAGGGTCGTCAGTTATGTCTGCGATCCACAAGCGCTTGCACTACAGCCAAAAACTGGAGTTCCAGTTGTTGGCAAAAGGTTTTGCGGACTACTTGCCAGAAGAATATCCGTATGATGTGCCCGGCGAAAGCCGCGCCATCAAGGCAATGGACTTTGATGACCGCATCGACATCCTGCCTGTGTCAGATCCCAACATCTTTTCTGTTGCCCAGCGCATTACGATGGCTCAGACGCAACTGCAGTTGGCACAGAGCGCCCCTCAGATGCACAACATGTATGAGGCTTACCGCCGCATGTATGAAGCGATTGGCGTGCGCGACATTGACACAATCCTGAACACCCAAGATATTGATAAGCCCAAAGATCCTGCGGGGGAAAACTCTCAGTCTTTGGATGGATCGCCGCTCAAGGCATATGCAGGGCAGCAGCATGATGCGCATATTCAGACGCATGTCTTGTTTGCGCTGTCCCCGATGGTTGCTCAGATGCCAAACGTGGCGACGGTCTTGTTGAAACATGTACTGGAACACGTACAACTCAAAGCAGAAGAGGCCGTAGAGGCAGAGCTGTTTACGCAGTACGGAACCGACCCAGACCGCATGGTATCGTCATTGCAGCGTGAGGCAATGGTCGCAATTAAAGTTGCGCAGTTTTACCAAGAAGTCAAAGATCTACAGTCTCAGTTGTCTGGGGAAGGTCAAGAGCAGCCTGACCCATTGGTTGAGCTGAAGAAGCAGGAGCTTGCACAATCTGCACAGCGGGACCAGAACAAGGCGCAAATGGACCAAGCACGCATTTCCTTGGATCAGCAGAAAGAACAGAACGATGTTTCTTACGATCAGGCCCGTATTTCAACGCAGCAACAGCTTGCAAACGAGCGCAATCGGCTTACACTAATGCAAATGCAACAAAGGGGCGGACAAAATGGATAAATCAGGTAACAAAAAAGCACCTAAGGCTAAGCCCGTGGCTAGGTCAATTAAAAAAACAGGGAACCAGCCCGTTAAAAAAGGCGACATTACCTACGTTTATAGAAAAGATGCGTTTAACAAGGTAAAAATTAGTTAAACTACTGTATAGTGTGTATGTAGCCCCCGAACAAGGCTTATTTTGTTCGCCTCATTGGAGAAATCCATGCTTGAATTTACAGAAAATCTGCAACACGAGATAAAACAGTTGAAACAAGATGCTCAGGGCACAATCCTGAGTGGTCGAGTGACAACCATGGAGCAGTATAGGCACTTAATGGGCCGGATTGAGGGCTACGTATTCGTAGAAAGTGTGATCCAGCACCTTCTGAAACAAAACCCAATAGATTGAAGGACCATAAGATGTCAATGACTGCTTTGGAGCAGAAATGGGCAGAGGAAACGGCGGCCAAGAAGCCTGAACTTTCTGATGCCTATACACGAGACGGTGGAATGAACGTTGACAAGCTCGACGAAGCCGTTATGGATCGTATCCCGAAGCCTACAGGCTGGCGGATTGTGATTCTTCCTTACCGCGGAACTAATAAAAGCAAGGGCGGTATTGCACTTGCTGACCAGACCATCGAACGCCAACAATTGACCACTACTTGCGGGTATGTTTTGAAGGTAGGCCCCTTGGCCTATGCGGATGAAGCTAAATTCCCTCACGGTGCGTGGTGCAAGGAAGGCGATTGGATCATTTTTGGCCGCTATGCGGGGGCTAGGATGAATATTGATGGCGGTGAGATCCGGATCCTAAACGACGATGAAATACTTGCCGTTATTAGCGATCCTGAAGATATTCTGCACATGTAAGGAGAATCTATGTCAGCAGACGACCAATTGGAATTTAATCTAGGGGATGAAGAAACGGAAACCGATGTTGCGATTGAGCAATCGGAAGACGGTTCTGAGGCCAAGGCAGAAGTTGTTAAAACGGAGCCTGAGACAGACGTAGAGCAGGAAGAGGCCCCGTCGGCGCACCGTGAGGAGTTGGAGTCGGTCAGCGATGCCGTCCAAAAGCGTATTTCTAAGCTAACGGCTCGCATGCGCGAGGCCGAGCGCCGGGAACAGGCGGCTATTGATTACGCTAAAGGCCTGCAAAACCAAACAAATACTCTGCAGCAAAAGCTGGTAAATACGGACTTTAGTCGCTTAAACGAGACAAAGAGTCGCCTTGAGACGCAGCAGCAGACGCTTCGTGCAATTATTAAACGTGCTCGTGAAGAGGGCGATATTGATACTGAGACAGAAGCCCACCAGCGCCTAACCGACATGGTAATGGAGCAGCGGCAGGTTGCGGGCTATTTGCAGCAGCAGACTGAAGAAATAGAGCGCATGAAGCAGCAGCCGCAGCCGCAGCAGCCGCAGCAGCAACAAGCGCCACAAAGGGTAGCACCCAGTCCTAGGGCCGAGCGCTGGGCTGAAGATAACCCATGGTTTGGTCAAGATCGTGTTTTAACTTACGCGGCATGGGGAATGCATCAAACATTAGTTGAACAAGAGGGTGTTGACCCTAATACTGAAGAGTACTATACTCAACTGGACCAAAGACTTCGGGACGAGTTCCCAAAGCGCTTTGCGCCACAACAATCCAGACAACAGCGTTCCGTGCCAGCTGTTGCACCTGCTTCCCGTAGTTCCGGGGTAAATAGTGCACGCCGTACTGTCCGGTTATCACCGAGTCAGGTTGCTATAGCAAAGAAACTGGGTGTTCCAATTGAGGAATATGCCAAGTACGTAAAGGAGTAATCATGAGCGATTCAAAAGTAACTATCGACCGCGCTTCCCGCACTTCGCGTGAGAAGGAAGTTCGTCGCAAGCCATGGGCACCCCCATCACGTCTTGACGCACCCCCCGCCCCTGCTGGTTTCAAGTATCGTTGGATACGTTCTGAAATTAATGGATTTGAGGATAAGCAAAACGTCTACGGGCGTATGCGTGAGGGCTACGAGTTAGTCCGAAACGAAGATTTGCCTGAAGAATACCGTAATACTATGCCTACTATTGAAGAAGGCCGTAATACAGGTGTTGTGTCGGTTGGCGGCTTGCTGCTGGCGCTTATCCCCGAAGAAACTATTCAAGAGCGTAACGCGTACTTCCAAGGTAAGGCTCGGGATCAATTAAATGCTGTGGACAACGAGATGATGCGGGAAAACGCCCACTCATCTATGCGTATCCAGAACCCCGAGAGGAGTTCACGCACAACCTTTGGTTCCCGCTAAATAGGCGGAAAATTCTACTTTTTAGGAGCTACAAATGGCAAACGTCGATAAAGCCTTTGGCTTGCGTCCTATTGGCAATCTTTCAGGCACCGGTGCACAAAAGCAGTACGGCTACGAGATTGCTGATAACCAAGCTGGAGCAATTTACCAAGGTGACTTAGTCACCGTCTTTGATGGCTACATCGTTAAGTTCGCACCTGCTACCCACACGGCAGCAGTTGGTGTGTTTAACGGCTGTAACTACACCGACCCAACTACGGGTAAGCCCACATGGAGCAACTACTACCCCGGTAGCGTAAACATCACTTCTGGTGTTATCGCAGCTGATGTACTAGATGATCCTAGCCAGTTGTTCATGGTGCAAGCAAGTGCTGGCATGACGCAGGCAGACATTGGCAAGAACGCCGATGTTGTAGGCACTACCGGCAGTGCCGTTAACGGTATTTCTGCCATGGAGTTGGACTCGGCTACTATCGCCAACACGGCGGCATTAAACCTTAAAATCGTAGGCCTGTCTGCTTCTCCAGACAACGCTTTCGGCACTAACGCGGTTGTTGTCGTTAAAATCAATGAACACATGTACGGCAGTGCAGGTGTTGCAGGTCAAGGAGCTTAATCATGGCAATTTCACGCGCACAACTGGTCAAGGAACTAGAGCCCGGCCTGAACGCATTGTTCGGAATGGAATACAGCCGCTACGAGAACGAGCATGCAGAAATCTTCGCAACCGAGAGCTCAGACCGTGCTTTCGAAGAAGAAGTTATGCTGACCGGTTTCGGTGCAGCCCCCACTAAGAGCGAAGGCGCTGGCGTCTCATATGATTCTGCACAAGAATCATTTACCGCTCGCTACCAGCACGAAACCATTGCTATGGCGTTCGCGTTGACAGAAGAAGCCATTGAGGACAACCTCTATGACCGACTGTCAGCTCGTTACACCAAGGCTTTGGCTCGTTCAATGTCCCACACGAAGCAGGTTAAGGCTGCGTCTGTGCTGAACAACGCGTTCAACACTAGCGGTTCTTATAACGGTGGTGACGGCGTTTCCTTGTGTAACGCTTTGCACCCCACCGCTTTGGGCGCTGCTTTCAGCAATACTCCTGCAGTAGCTGCTGATTTGAACGAAACATCTTTAGAGCAAGCAATTATTGATATTGCCGCTTTCACTGATGAGCGTGGTTTGAAGGTCGCCGTACAGGCCCGCAAGATGATCATTCCTAAGGAACTGCAATTTACTGCAGAGCGCCTGATGAAGACCACTTTGCGTACTGGTACAGCGGACAACGATACCAACGCTATTCGTTCAATGGGCATGGTTCCAGAGGGCTATAAGGTAAACCACTTCTTGACCGACTCAGACGCATGGTTCTTGTTGACCGACGCGCCTAACGGCTTGAAGATGTTTAACCGCTCGCCTGTTAAGACTGCCTTTGAGGGCGACTTTGACACTGGTAACGTCCGCTACAAGGCTCGTGAGCGTTACAGCTTCGGCTGGAGCGATCCACGCGGCATTTACGGCTCTGCCGGTGCAGCGTAATTAGGGTATACCCTAATTGATTAAGGGCTCCTTCGGGAGCCCTTTTCATTGTAGTGATGGATTCTGTGGCAATTAGCGCAGAGCACAATGCATTTCTTTACTTCTTCTCGTGCCTTTGCATATCTTCGCTGTCCTGTAAGGTAGTGCACACTGTGCTCTTTTGTAGCGGGGTCTTTGTGGTGAAAATCCAGCGCAGCCGGGTGACTAAACCCGCATTTTGCGCAGGAAAGGGTTGCTTTGTATTCGCTCCACAGCTTTTTTCTTCGGGCTTTATCCGCCTGTGAAGCGGCAATAACTGCCTCCCGATTCTTTCGGTAATGCCTTGCTGCATACTCTCGCTGCTTTGCTTTTTTCTCGTCAGGGGTTTTTTCTGCCATTTGCGCCATTATAGTTGCACCGACTGTTGTAAAGTGCTATATTTGAGTCAATCCGGGGTTATCCGGTGTATCTGACAGTCCCGGCTGACGACATGCAGACAGATACGCCACACTTGCATGTAAGGAAATATCATGGCTCAAACCACATTCTCCGGCCCAGTCGTATCTACAAACGGCTTTACTGGCCCCGTCACCACCACGGAAGATGTCAGCATGACTGGCACTGCTAACGTAATCGTTATCCCAACATCTGACCCCGGCGTTGCTGGCGCAATTTGGAATAATGCAGGTACGTTGGCCGTATCCGCCGGTTAATCTAGCTCACCCCGGCAACGGGGTTTAATTTGTTTTTAAGGAGCTAGATTATGGGATACATGAGTGACGTAAAAAGTACGCGCTTAGCCGGAGCAGGGGGAGCCATTTTTGGTGGTCCTGCACGCGTTAAAGGTGTGTATATTGTCGCCAGCGGCACTGGCGGTTCTGTTGTGATTCGAGACGGCGGAGCCACCGGCACAATTGTCGCCACATTAGATACTCCTGCGGCAGCAGGGATGGTCTATATG